TCTCTCCATCAACTTCGATATCTACACCTAATTGAGGTATAGCAAAGTCCATTAAGTAAAAATTAGAATCATTAGGAACAGGTTGTTTATATTGAGCAAAAAGCTTAAATGGTAAATTCATTGAAGTTAATGTTCTATACATTTTGGATTCTGGTTTAGTTAATTGTATTGTTGTAGGCTTTATAGGTTGAAAATTTTCATCATCTTTTGGTCCTTTGCCTTTTCTGTATATTTTTTGAGGAGAACCAGATGCGGCTGCTCCCATTCCTCCAGGAGCGCCGCCCATACCTCCACCCATTCCACCGCCCATATCCATTCCACCACCCATGCCAGGAGCGCCGCCCATGCCACCATCCATTCCGCCGCCCATACCAGGAGCGCCTCCCATACCACCCATTGGATCTCCACCAGGAGCGCCTCCCCCGCCACCCATACCACCAGGAGCGCCGCCGCCCATTTGCTGACCTCCACCGGCGAGCATTCCATTTTGCATTGCTTGAACTTGCTCTTCTCTTATTCTTTCAACTTCTCTATCATAATCTAAATCAAATTCTTCAAGAAGAGTTTGAGCTGATATCAAACCGCTTTGCTGCATTTGCAAAAACATCTGAAGTTGATTTGTATTATCTCTTAATCTTAAATCATCCCACTTTACCTTAGGATAAAGATATTCTGTTTCGCCAAATTCTTTTGTCAATTCTTCATCTATAAAACCTTGCATTTTAGCAACAGGTAAAAATATGTTTTTTTCAATCCACTGAGCAAGCTCATTTCTCCAAGACTCAAGACGACGAATCATAACTTCTACACCAACTTGTGCTGAATTATAACCAGCCATTTCTCCGTTAAGAAGAGTTTGGTTTAACATCAATCCATCAAGAATTTCTTTGCCAACATATTCTAGTTCTTGATTGATATTATGAATTTTTCCACTTGCTCCATACCATTCATAATCAAAATTATTATGAGTAACAATTGTTAAATTTGGATCATTTGCAACAGCGGATAACTGAGAAGAAACATCTGCGATTGCTTCATCATCAGCCGGTCTTTCGTCAGAGCCAACTTTTACAACTCTAACAGGAAGAATTAGTCTTTCAGCAACAATCCAGTTTGCTGTCATTAATTTTGTTTTATAAGCCAAACTAGTAAAAAGACGACGAAGCAAAGACTCTCCATAAGTTCCATAAGGAACTCCGCCATGCTTAATATGGCTTGTAACTCTATTTGATAAAAGTATTGGCTTTTTTGCCAAAATTTGCATTTTAATATTTTCAGGAATCTGATCGTATAAAAATTTTGGCTGTTTAGTTTGAATAATTTTTTGTATTTCTTCGTCAGGCAAAAGAACAATCTGAGGTTCTTGAGAAATTGGAGTTTTCATAACTTCAATCCAGTCAGGATTAAGAACAGTTATTCTACCAATGGTTCCATCTGGATGGTTACACGCTTCTCCATCTTCTTTGTTTATTCCGCTTCCCTTACAATGAGGACATTCTATTTCTGTCATTACATAAACATCACCAAGTAAAAACCTTTGGTGACTTATCATTCTAAGCCAATACATTAACTCTATTTTATCAATTAGTCTTTCATAATATCTTAAAACGCTTTTCTTTTTACACTCTAACTTAAATCCGTTTATTGGGAATTGCGAATAAAAATCAATTCCTGCGGCCACTTTTGGCTCATTTTCATAATAATGTCTTGCCCATTGATAAACTTCTTTTCTCTTACTTGCTATTTGCCAATTTTGAGGAGTATGCAATGGAGAAAAGAACATAGGCTGAGTCATTGTGACATTAGCGCCAGATCCTGCAAATTGCGAATTCTTCGTAATTGGGAAACTAATTACATTTGAACTAGAATAATTTCCATTATGAATGGAATTGCCATCTTTAACTATATGACCCTTAGAATTAAGTATTTTTGAAGCTATTTTCTTATCTGGTAGATGCATTTTTATAGGTTTAGGCTGACTGTCCATTAATTATTTCCTTTTATAGACCTAAATGATCAGCAGAATGTTCTACGTTGCTCAAGTGATTTTCATCAACTACGCTAACATCATCATCTGATATTTTTCTCTTAGGTTTTATCGGTTTAATAACGTTTGGAATCGTTTTAGGAAAAGGTTGCGATTGAGCAGCTCTTGCAAGAGGGACTCCAGGAATTCCCATTGGAGTAACTGGCATCCCCATAAAAACCTTTTCTTTTGTATTTTGTTGATTTTGCGGACCTTTTTGGTCTCTTTGTGGAGGCTTAATTTTAGAAGGGATTCCCTGCAAACTAGCTCCGCAATTTACACAAGCAGTTGCTGTTGCCTTATTATCAGACAAGCAAACTGCACACTGTTTCTCTCCGCCAAGAGGCTTTGGTTTATCTAATGGAGCAATTTTAGGAATTTCACCTAAACCTTGAGATATTACTTTTTTTTTTACAGTTCCAGCTTCTTTCCAATTATAAGCTTTAGAATCTGTATCTGATGGATCATATCCTCTGTCTTCAGCAAATTTAGAACGAGAGGCTTCCATTCTAGCTTCCATACTTGCAAATTCAGGCAAATAAGGGCGACGACGTTGGCCAGGCAATAATTGAAGATTATTACCTTCAGGAATATTATGATCTGTTTCAAATCTCTTATTAAGATAACCTCCAACCCATTCGCCTTTATTATTGCGATATGGCTGGCTATACTTATCCATAATGTTACCGCGCCAGAATGTATCAAAGTCTACAGCGTGGTCATCAAATATAAAATTATGATCTCTACCTCTTAACCAAACATGCCAATCATTTCCAACGATACCAGTATTACTGTAAGGCAATACTCTTTTTTCATCTGGCCCATAATTTATAAAGTCAGTATAACTTCCTCCATTAAATTGTTGGGCTTGTTTTTTAAGATTATAAGATTTAGAAGTCTTTTTCATAGAAGCAATATGTTTTGCAAAAACTTTTATTGCTTTATTAACATTATTTATGACATTTTCAACAGAAGCCTGAGTTATATCTGAAGTATATGTACCTTCCACTTGTTCTTCTCCTTGTCCCCTGCCATGAATGGCCTTAAATATCTCTGCTGCAAGAATTGTTTTATCAGCAGCGTCTCCTGGCTCAAAAAACCTTTGCAAAGAATCCTTAACAAGATCTTGAGCATCAGCAGGAGAAGCTTCGACAATCTGATTTACTATGTTTGGATCTTGAGAACTTTGCTCCAAAAGAGCTTGAAGTTCTTGAGGGCTATTAAAATTAAATGATTGTTGAGAATCTTGTTCTCCCATCATAGGATCTGAAGGAGATTGTTCTTGCGAAGAGAATCCCGAATCCATTACTGGAGCCATTTGAGAAAACTTAGAAAGATCAAAATAAGATGAAGCCATTACAGACTGAGAATTATCAGATGAAATATCATTCTGAACGCTTGTAACTTCACCTTCATTATCTCTTGCTATCTGAACTGTTTGATCAAAAGCGTCTCTTAATTGAGAAAGAAAATTATTCTTATCAGCATTAGAAAGGCTACTAGGAACAATAGGCCTTATTTGAGATAAATCTTGATTAACAGACTTCGCCTGCTCTATAGGAAGCTTAGCGGTAGCCATTTGATTAGCAGCAGATGGACCAAATGTTCCTGGCATTATTTACCCTTATTTCTTTCAGCTAAAATTTTATACAATCTATCAACCGAATCATTATGAACACTCTTGTAATTTGATTTATCCTCTTGATCCATAATACCATCTACAAATCTAGATGAAACATCCTTAGAAGACAAAGCCTTTGATGCTTGCTTTTGCTGAGGCAACTCTTTCTTAGGCTGCTCAACTTTTGGATTTACTCTTTCAGTAAGAGCTGTCAACCTATCAAACTTATCATTTGTATCAAACATGCTCAATTTATTAGCTTGCACCCAACCCTTGCCGCTAGAAGCAGCAGAAACTGGAGAGACAGTAGACGCACTCTTAATAAGACCGTCAGTTCCTTCTTCTCCCAACTTAGGAGTCATGCTTTGCTTATATTCAGCTTGCTTCTTCTGACGAAGCCTTTCGCTTGATTCTTTTTCAATTTGAGTTGACTCTTTAGAAGAAGCGGTGTTAGCTATTCTTGAAAGAACATCATTATCCCAAATAGAGTTTTTACCAGAAACATTTACATGCTTAACTGGACCGCCAACATCAGTTATGCCACCTTCGGAGGCGCAACGAGCAGGGCGAACGCTAGAAGCTCCGCGAGCTATTGGGTTATTAAACTCAGAACGCTCTTGGCCTTTTTCAACAGCCCAAGAACGATCTTTCTCAACCTTCTTAGCTTGCTTCATTTCTGGCTGACGCTCAGCAAGTTCTTTACGATAATTTGTCTTGTTGTTTTGCCCAAGCAAGGTGTCAACAAGATTAAGATTTTCTGATTGCTTGCGAATCATTGCTTTCCTCCAAATCCCTGTTTTACGAGAGAATTTACTAAACTATTACGACTCTCTTTTATTAAAGAGTTCTTCGAAAAAGCGGCTTTTCCTAACTGAGATTTTCCACCAGTTATAAGAGTATCCAAAGAGCTATTCGTCATATTGCTATTGTCTTGAACAAGAACTTGGAAAGTAAACTTATAATTATTACCAGCAGCATAACTAAAATTCATTTTTGTAACACCAAACTGAGATCCAAGTTTTTTTGCTATACTCCAAGCTTCTTGTTTACTTACAGCTTTTGACTGAGTTTTACTGGGAAGAATAAAGAAACCTTTAGCTTCTCCGCTTCCTATAACTTCTTCATCAATATGAAAAAACTTATCAGCATGCTGTGGGTGATTGAACATTCTTGGTTCAATACCCAAGCTTTCCATAACTTTAAAATAAGCATCTCTAAAGTCATCGCCTACTGATTCGCTACCGCTTCCTTTAGATTGTTCTTGGCCTGAATCTGGACCTATTTTACCAGCAATTTCAGGCTCTTCAGGACTAACAGCGTCTTGCAATTCTTGTTGATCTGGAACATTAGGAGCTTGAGGAGGCTGCTGCTTTTGTTTTTGGAGTGTATCTCCAAGTTGACCAATCGGATTAAAACTACCACCGCCAGCCGTGCCACCTCCGCCAGGAACTGTTATATCCTCTTGTTCTACCTTATTTCTGGCAGGAGGATTAGCGCCGGACGGAGCCGCTTGCTGGAACTTCATCAAACGACGAGTACCACTTGGAACAATAGCCATTACAAAAGCTCCTAACTATTAGAAAAACAATTATTTATCAGCAAACATAGCTTCGACGTATTCTGTTGGATAAAGATTTTTCCAATACTTTTTCCATTCATTCTTTGTCTTGGAATCAAGATTAGCAATCCTTACGAAGTTGCGAGCAGAAGCTTCCTTCTTCTCTTCTTTTGGCTCTTCTTTCTTAGCTTCGCCCTTAGAAGATGTTTGCTTCTCGCCCTCGCTACCATCATCAGACTTAGATGTTGGAGCGCCACAACATTCATCAACCTTATGGGTAACACCCTTGTTGGCTGGGTCAACATCAGAATTGGAAGCCTTCTTAGCAGTTAATTTTGCTCCAGCTTCTTTCTTCTTATCGCCTTCTGCTTTACCTGTGTTTGTTCCTCCAACAGGGTCCATTTCTTGCATCTTAACATGCATTTCTCCGTCTTTCTCTTTCTTGCCATCCTTAGCGACCTTTACTTCTTTTCCAGAAGCTTCACAGTCTGTATCGCAAGATTCTTTCTCTTCGCCCTCTTTATTTTTTTCTTCACCTTTAGCGTCTTCTTTCTTTGCGCCAAAAGGATTAGCCTTCTTATCTCCAAAATTAGCAATATTTGCTTCCTTTGTTACGGCGCTTCCGGTTGAAGCGGTTTTTGACAAAGAAGGGTTGCTAGCAGCAAGCTTCTTTACAAAATCGCTAAAATCAGATGATTTGCTAGTCGAAATCTTATTTGTGATAAACTTCATATCAATACACTCCTTTAGATTCAATGGCTATATGCCTTAAAATCATTTCCTTGTTATCTTACAAAATTCCTTCTTTTATCCACAGAAGCCCACGCATGCTTCTCAGCCTGAAGATCATTTAATACAGCTTGAAGCTGATCTGCATTTAATCCTTCTAAGAATTGTCTTACATTTGGAGGAAGATCTCTTAGAAAATGAATTTGATCTTGAACCGCTCTTGGTTTTGCCTTTGGTCCTGCTAGAGGAGCTAACGGAGCGCCCTCTACTGGATCAACTGGTGGAACCTGAGATTCTTTAATTCGATTTATATTATAAGCCGTTCTCATATGCTTAGCATCGTTTATAATTCTCTGCAATTGATTCATAGGGAGTTTGCTGAGGTAATCTTTAACATCCGGTGGCATAGGAACATTATTCCCCTTAGGAGCTTTTGTTGGCATAGCTGATGGAACTGAAGTAGCCTCCGGTGAAGCTCCTGCAACCCCTGCCGTAGGAGGCGTTGGAGAATTAGCTGCTGTAGGAGTTTCTGTCGAGTTTGCTCCTATTGGAGCTGTTTGCCCACTAGTTCCCATTGTTATTGCTTGTCTAATTTTTTGCCATTTTTGATTAACAGCACTTGGTTCAACAAAATTAAATGTTTTTATGCCTTGTATTGCCGTCTGTAGAGACTGCTGTTGTTGTGGCGTTCTTGGCTTGAATGTTTGCAAAAAAGACAATAAATTTTGCTTAGAAGAATTCATTTGAGTAAGAGCTTGAACTACGCTATTTATAGCTTTATCAACATTGCCAAGATTGCTTCCAATGTTATAATCAAATTTTGCGCCATTCCATGCATTGCCAACCGCATTACCAATACCATCAAAAAAACCTGCTTCTTTTATTATAAATTCAGCAGCTTTTGTTAATTTATTTGACAAGTTTACATTAGCAACAATCTCAGAAGCAATATCCAAAAGTTCATTACTAGAAGTAATTGCTTGATTATAAGGAGATTCAGAAACTTCTTCAATTGAAGAAAAAACAGCGTTGCCAACATCAAGACCAGATTTTATCTTCTGATCAATTATATTAGATATCTGTTTATCTAATTCTTTGTACTTTTCTTCAGGAACAGATGCTGTTTTAACAAAAACATATTTAGAATCTGCGTACTTATCCCATTTTGAACCGTCATTATTTATTGACTCTACATATTCTTTATGACATTCTGTCCAAACTTGCTGAGCAGCTTTTGTTGGATTTTCTACTCTCTTTTTTCTATAACAATTGCTCCAACATCTCGAATTTCTAATAGCATATCCTTGGACGCCCAAATATTGCGCTGTTTTAATATTTAATGCATTATTAGCAACAGAGTCAACCCTAGACGCCAAAACAGATAAACCTTGATTATCTAGCTCTTCAGCAATAGAAGCTAAAAGCTTAATAGTATTTTCCATGAAATCAAACTCCTTATCGTACAATAAACTTTGGTTGAAACTCTTTACCTACAAAAGAAAATGTTTTAACATTTTGCATCCTAAAAGCGCGAATTCCTCCAACGGTTTCATCAAAAGTTACAAGAATCTCTCTAGATGGCTCTGAATCTGGATTAGAAGTATATCTTCCATGAGGCTCAACCTGTCTAGTTATCATATTGTTACCAAATAGCATAGTTCCCTTCTTCTTAGGTGTCGTTTGATATAATATTTTCATAACTTGTTTATTTTCTTGCCCCCAATTAAATGCATCTGATATATTCGAAAAATGAGGTATTTTATCTTCTAATTCTTCGACATTTTCTTGCTCTAATTCTTGTGGCTCTACGTTTTCTTCAATAGGAAGACCACTTTGTTCTTGCATTTCCTGTTGATCTTGTATTGAATCTTCTAAATATTGACCCATTTCATCAGTGCTAATAGTAGGCAAATTGCTTTCTTGTATTTGTTGTTGTTTCTGTTGATTATCATAGTGATCAAAATAATCAGATAATGTTGAAAAATTATTTGATATATCATCTGGAAGATGTTGAGCAAATCTTAGTGATCCTAAATACTCTTTAGAATCTCTTTTTGCAAACAATACAAATGAATCTTTTTTATTTATAATAATTCTATCTCCAACGCGAATACCGTTAAAGGAAAAAAAGTTTATATTAGATTCTATTGCATATTTACAAGGGACTCCGCTACTAACTGAATTTCTAGACATTGGAGATATTCTGTCTATTTTTACTATCTTGCCGTTAGCATCTACAAAAGCTATATCAAGAGGTATGTAAGTATTTTCTCCCCAAAAACTTAATTTTTGAGTTGATCCAAAGATAAAAAGCATTCCTGAATCTTTATCTAGATTTTTTACGAACATCAAACCTCTTGCTTGTTGTTCTGGAGTATCAGCTATTTTAACTCTAAGTGTTGGGATTGTGTTAATTTGCATATCAAATTGTTCTATTTTTCAAGAAGACATCCTTTTATTTTATTTACAGATAGGATTTTAATTCACTGATTGGTACTTGTATGTAACTTGCCGAATAAGGAGAATTTTTATGATAGGCATAATGCAATTTATTCTTAAAATCTTGTTCGGAAATAGCGCTTCAGGCAATCTGATAGTATCTTCGTCTATTCCTCATGTCGATATTAAAACCGGGTGGACCCCAAAACAAGTTTTTATAAGTTTTGAAAACGATTGTGGAACTCCGGTTTGCGGCGCTCATCAAGACTGGTTTGATGTTAAAACAGTTCACCACGGTTTTATAATACACTGTAATGTTAAAAGTAGTTTTAGAAAAATATCATGGATAGCAACCAAATAAACGTAGTAGGCTGGTATAATAAAAGAAATTGCGGAGACGAAAGCTATAAAGAAGCTTTTCCTAAAGTTTTTCCTAACTATTCTTTTATTTTTACAGAACAGCCAATAAAAAATGCAGACGCCTATATAATAGGTGGCGGAGATGTTTTAACAAAAAAATTACTTGAAACTTTTTCAAAAATAGATAAACCAAAACATATAATGTCGGTTACTGTCTCTCAAGACTTTGATAAAAGTTTATTCAATGGTTTTAGAACAATAATAGTTAGAGATAAACAATCTCAAAAAACTCTTTCAAAAAATAAAGTTGATAGTTTATTATATCCTGATTTTTCCTTTGCATTAGATTATGATAAAGAAAAAGGAGAAGATATAATAAAATCTCTATTTCAAAAAGACAATAGAGATCTTTACGGCAAAAAAATAGCCATAGTAGTAAACGCTCACCTTCTTCCTACTTATGGAGCAACCGCATTTGAAAACGCTAGATTTGATAGATTTGCGTTTGATTTAGCAATAGGAACGGATGAGACTCCCGCATCTTTTATATTTATTCCATTTAGCACAAAACAACCCTGGGACGACCGAATATCTAATGCGATTGTTGCAAATAGATGTAAGTGGTGGAAGAAAAATGTTATTGTATTTGAAGAAATGTCTGTTCAAAACATAATTAATATAATTTCCGCTTGCGATGGAGTTGTTAGCAGCAGACTTCACTCTTCAATATTCTCTGCAACAACAGAAGTTCCATTTGTTGACATAACTCATAATCATAAAAACAAATATTTTCTAGAAACTATAAAATACGAAAAAGCTTCTATAGGATTTTCTGATTTTAATATGCTAAAAATGTCTTCAATGCTTAAAAGCATAATAAATGACAAAAATAAAAAAGAAGAAATAGGAAGTATAACTTCCATAAATAAATTATTGCTAAATGAAATTAAAAAGAACATGCTATTGTTATAAGGAGAAATATAGTGTATATTTTGTGTGATCAAAACTATATTATTAGAGTTATCTCCTCAACAAAAGCGAGTAACGAAGAACTATTTTCTATTAAAGTAAACAATGATAGAGATTGGAATAAACTTATATACAGAAAACTTCCAAAAGACATTGCTGAAAAAATAGGAACAAAAATAAAAAAACAAAACAAAGAATTAAGAATTGCATTCATATGCAATTGGAAAGATAAATGTGGAATATCTACATATTCGGAATATTTAGTTCAAGCACTGAGGCCAAAAGTCAAAGAAATAGCTATATTTTCTGAACAAATAGAAAATAATATAAACGCAGAAGACAATGTAATACCTTGCTGGAAAAGAGGAGAAGACAATAAGCAACTAATAACAGCAATAAAAAATTATTCTCCTGATTTTATAATTGTACAACATGAATACGGTATTTTCCCAAATGCTTTTAAGTTTATGCAGCTAATGCAATCTATTGAGGATATCCCATATGCAGTTGTTATGCATAGCGTTTATAAACATTTAGATAAAGCTGTATACAGCGAAAGTGCTAAAAACATAATAGTTCATTCTCAAGAAGGAAAGAAAATTCTTAAACAAATGGGAAACACTAATAATATATTTGTAGTACCCCACGGATGCACTCAATTCAAGGAAACAGAAGAACTTTGGAACATATGTGTTAACCCCTACACTATAGTACAATTTGGCTTCGGCTTTTCTTATAAAGGAGTTGATAGAGCTTTAGCAGCAATAGCTCAACTCAAAGCATCAAACAAAAAATACGAAAAAATACAATACATCTATCTTTGCAGCACAAATACTCACAGCATAGGTTCAAATTCAGAATATTGTAAAAAACTTATGTCTCTTGCCAAAGAATTAAACATAGAAGATAACATTGTAATTATTCAAAAATACCAAACAGAAGATATGATAAATCTTTATCTAAGACTTGGAAAGATATGTATATTTCCATACATAATAGATCCTTCAAATGAAGTCTTTGGAGCAAGCGGAGCTATAAGAATCGCTTTAGCTAATAAAAGACCTGTATTAGCTAGTGAAAGTCATTTATTTGACGACCTTGAAGGGGTTGTCCCAAGACCAAAAAATCATATAGAATTAGCCTACGAAATCGACAAAATATTTAGTTCTTCAGAATATAAAGAAAATCTGATAAACAAAGGATTCTCTTTTGTAGAAAACAATTCGTGGGACAAAACTGCTGATGAATATCTAAAAGTGTATAAAAAAATAACAGACTAACTATATCTGAATTGAGATCTAGAAACAAGAGCCAAGACCTGCTCCTCATCTTTATCTTCAAAACTAATAGCTATTGATTTTGAAGTTGTTTCTTCTGTATTTATAGAAATAATATTTGAATATTTTTTAGCCCACAAAATAATATCTTGAGAATTGTTCTTTGTTCCATAAGAAGCTATTTTAATATCTTCTACATATGGTATAGGCTTTTGTTCTTTTATGTCATATTTAAATTTAAGACAACCGCCATATAAAGAAATTAATTTTTTATCCTTAACATCATACCAAAAGTGTGTGTTATCAGATTTTTTATACTGTTTATCTTGTTTGTTCTCTATTTCAAGATAGATAGTCTTCATTTTTTAATCTTTCATACCAACCAAGAGATCTAAAATTAGAAGCCTTTTTATCTAAGGCAAAAGTATTATCATTAAGAATCATAACCTTAATAGCTTGAGCGCCTTTTTCGGTTATTTTTAAGTATTTACCTTGATCTTCCACAAGACCAGCAGTTTCCATTTTTTTGAGATCAGTTGAAGCTATATTTGATGGCTTGAGAAATTTTCGATTACTTGTCTTTTCTCCTCCATCCCACATAGAAAAAAGAGCTTCGTTGTTCAGATCTTTTTTATTTATAAGTCTAGATTTTACGTCCTGCAAGGCAGGCATAATCTGAATAAGAATGTCTAACAACGATTGTTGTGCTGTTTTTTTCATTATTAAAACCCTACTTGAATGCCAAATGATCGAAGCTTTTTTCTTATTTCCATTTGTATGTTATTTAAAATAATTGAATCAGGCTGAGAAATTGCTGATATACCATTTAATCCAAGAGTAAAAAAAGATTGCTGGAAAGCATTAATCTTTGGATTATTTTGAGGTTGTTGTTGTGGATTCATTAGCCTTTTAGGATCAAAACGGAAGTTCTGAACTTGGGATTCAACATAAGATTTAGTTGCTATTTTTTTCATGACCACAATGAATTCCTGTGAGGATATGGATTTTCACTTTCTTTGCCCCATAAAAATGGTTCATTTCTAATCTCTCTCCAAACAAACCCTTCATTTACATAAGGATCGTTATATCCTTCTAATCCCTTTGTATATCTACTTTGGTTCTGCTTATCCTTCTCTCTTTCAGAAACTTCATCACTAATAGCAGACCAAGGAAAAACTCTTGTGTCTACTGGTATGTCTAAATTAGCATAAGGACCATGAACTCCTTTTGCAACAACAATTTGTTTATTATTTTTAATTTTACTATATGATACTAATAAAAATCTAATGTATAAATTTTTTGCTATTATATGACCTACCCATTCCATAGCAAGTTTATATTCTATAATTTTTGACATTATTCTATATGAAAAATTATTTATATCATTACAAAGAGAAGAATCAAGAGATTTTTCTATACTTTCAAAATCATTAAGACCAGGATAAAGATATATCATTCTCTTTAAGCCTTGAAGACAATGAACAAATATACTTTCTATTCCTTCAGCAGGCTTGCTTGATTGAAGGTTAGGATTAGATAAAAGCTCTTTTATTTCTAACCAAAGATTTTCAGATATCTTGTATGCAACTCTTGCTTTAGTTTTATACAAAGATATAGCATGGCCAATTGGAACTTCTCCTTTTTCCATTTTGACTAAACCTTTTTTGGAAATAATAACGCCATGTATGGATAATTCTTTTAATAATAAATCAAGCATCACTATAATCCTTAATTAGTCTTTTTTTAACTCCTAAAGTAATATGAAAATCATGATCTTTTATTTTTGGAGACAAGCCATAAGATTCTCTTATCTTTTCCAATTCTGGAGCCAAAACTGGAATAAACCAAACAGCTTCCATCTCGTCCCAACCATCGGGGTTATCAACTTTTTGAACTCCAATCATTTTATATGATATTTTCTTACCAACGTCTTTAAATTGGATTCTATTTTGTTCGATTTCTTTTCTCTTGATTACTGTTATATGAGCGCCAATATCATCATAATGTCTTTCGTTTTTTGGAGGCTGCTCTACTTCGCTTCCAAGAAGAGAAAGAAATCCAGAATATATTGAATTAGGAACATCAACAAAAACGAAACCATCTCCAGTTTGTCTTAACTCTCCATTGAAAACAACATCAACAGCATCGCTAGCAAGCTTCCTAAGTCCAATATCAATATTTTGTATTGCTTCTTTTTGATAGTCTCTCGTCATGTCTTTAGCATAATCAAAAGGATAAAGATTTGACCAGTATGTAGTCAACTTGGCTTCATCTTTTTTTCTCCTCTTAAGCCATTTTTGAGGAACATATTTAGAAACAATTTCTTTCATTAATTATCCATTTATTGTTTAGATCTAATAGCTTTCTGAGTTTTTAAAAGTCTTTCCTTTGCTTGCTTTACATCAGCAAAATCCATACCCTCTGAGTTCCTTTCATCAAGTTCAGCAATCTGCTGTTCAATAGAAGCTTCTTTATTATATCCTTTTTTAGGATTATGAACATACATTCCTTTTGGAGTTTCTTTTTTAGCAGAATCTCCATTTGGATCAACGACATAAGGCTTGTTTTTTGTTACATCAGATCCAACTCTTTTTATAGATTTGTTTTTCTTTGTTTTTGCTTCTTTATTATCAACTTCAATATTATTAACAAAATTAACGGATTGAATTTTTCCATCTCTAATAGATTGTTTAATTTCAGGCAATTCTAAATACTTTGTAGAAAGATAAAATTTCTGCAAAGGCCTTACTGAAAGACCAAAAGAAAATGAGAGAATTGTTTTAGTAAGATTTTTGTATTCATGGGAAGATTCAGAAATATTTTTATCTTTTTTGTCGGAAAATTCAATAAGACCGGCTGATATAACATTTTGAACTTCAAGAGTTTCCATTTGCTCTTTTGTAAACTCAACTTCGTCTCCTGCCTTAAAATCTCCATACAAATGAGGTAAAGACAATTTTCCCTTCATCGTTGAAACAACTTTCATCTTCATACTTCTTCTCCTTTATAAACTTCTAAGTCTAGATCTAACGCTCTTCAAAACACTTAAACTATTAACATTATAGGGTTTTCTATCTCTTTTATTATCGTCCATATTTCTTCCAACAGTTTCGTGTCTTCCAAGAGGAGCGTCATCTGTCATTGGCTCAACACCGTCATGTAAAGCTATGCCATTATCAGAAACAGCTCCAGTTCCATTATCGTGATTTTCTCTACCTTCTTCATCATTTATTAATTGAGTTGGACTAGATGGCCACTCTTTGTTATCTGAAAGAGCAGCTCCGCCAGAAGGAGTCGTGTTAGAAAAACCAACACTTCCAGGTCTTAATAAATCAGAACCAGCCCCACTTCCAGGCTTTCCTTTATCTTCTCTATATGGATTTCTCCATAATGGATTACTATAATCAAAAGTAGTAGGAGGATCTCTCCTTGCTTGCTTTAATAAATTAAAAGGGAGTTTCTTCAACATTTTGATCTATCCCTTGGCTATTTGTATGTTTGCCGTTTTCATTAGTTGGAACAACAGGAGTTGCATTATCTGAAACATTATTTTGACCAACTAAAGAAGCTCCATTATCAAAAGACGGATCTTGCTCAATAGGAGCATTCAAAGAAGGTTGTGGTTGTGACTGTGACATGTCTCCAAAACTAATATCTTCACCACCGGTGATTGTTTCTGCTGCATCCAAAATGCCTGGACGGCCTTCGCCAAAACCAGATTGAGAAGACCAATAAGAACTATCTCCTAAGTCTTGCTGATCATTAGGACTTCCATCCAAAAAATCGGCATTACGAGGATCTTCTGTCTGAGCGACTTCTTCAGGTGTAGGAACTTTGTTGATAGGGTCTGACGGATTTGGCATTGGTAAAGGATTAACCTGAGCTAAAGACAACAGCATTGCCTTTTTATCTCTATTTATTCCGTTGACAATATCTTGCTCTTCTTCATTAAGATTTCTTGATTCTTGAGAAGCTTTTAAATATATACCAAAAAGAAGCTTATCTGCATTATTTAAAGAAGCTAAAGTAAGCCCCTTTTTGCCTTTGGCAGAGCCTGCCATAGGAGAAACATCAACGCCAGCTCCAAAATTGTCTCTATTAATTATAGCACTTGGATCGCTTGGTAAATTTTTGTTCTTACCAAATCTTTCAGGATTATTCTGCAATTGACTTCCTTTATTAGTTATATTAGTTGGAACTTTTGTTATAGGACCGTCTAATTGATCGCCAACATATTTATCCCAAAAATCAGTATCACTTCCTGTGTTTGCTTCAGAGAAAGCCTCTCTAAATTTACTATCATTAATTTGAGAAAGAGCATTAATAGGAGAAACTTGATAATTATCTTCTCCATCCTTAAATTGCCTATGTGGGTAAAGCGAAGAATCTACCTCTTCCAAGGCTCCCTCAGTAACTTTATCTTGAATCGCTGCTTTTTTCCTTTTCTCATCAAGCATTGCTTCATGAGTAACAACTGTCCCTTCAATTGGCCTGCGATCTTTATCTAACATTGTATTAAAATTTGGAACAAAATTCATATCTTGTAAAGATAAGTTATGCTTATCTTGGTTATTCAATAGCCCTGTAGATATTGGTAATACGCTATCTTTTGTTTTCTGAGCATTCTTTTTGAAATTAAAAGTCATTTTATATTCCCCTTTGAGGATAAGAAGCTCTTTGCTCCAATTTCCTCGCTACTTGCTGACCTGGACCAACACCGTAAGGCTGTCCTGACATAGACCTCCATACAATATCATTACTACCCTGTACGGGAAGTGAAACCAATTTTCCTTGTGGAAGTTTACTAAGTTCTTTTTCTACACAATTATAACACGCTCCTGCTAAAGCATCGCAAAGATCGTCAGTTGTAACGTCTCCATCTTTTCTTGGATATACTTTATAGCCAGTGTCTAACCATTTTCTTTGTAAACTTTTCATTTCATTTTTCAAAAGCAAATGATTAGGAATAAAAAGCTTTTTTTGTATTACTATTTGATAAAGATTATCATATATAATATTCTTATATTGCTTTGTAAAAGGTGTCATTTTTGTTGGAATACCCTTTTTTCTAAGCTTAACAATGCTCGTTTGACTATTAAAGTGATCATAAGTTACAAGACCTATACAAAACCTAAAATTCAAATCAGCAACATAATTATCTACTTCTTCTACAGATATTGGCTTTCCCGGAAGAGGAGTCCAATATTTTATATGATCTACTATAATCTTCCAATCTTTTTTTGAGGCTTCATGATCAAAGAAAACCTCTTTATGAGCTAAAACAAGAGCATAGTTATGGCTTGAACTAGCCGGATCTAAGTGTGCAAAATAAAACAAACCAGGAACTCCGCTATCTCTAAATCTAAGAGATTTTTCACTAAAACAGGACTCTACAGCATCTTCGCTAAAGAAATTTTCTCCCGCTGTTCCAGAAAATTCTGCTCCAAATTCCATCCTAAATTTTTCTTCTGGCATATCAGGAAATGAAGCCATAAGTCCTTCTTTAGTCTGCATTGGATTTACTTGCCATGTTGCAGCTCTACAGATTAGTCTATGTGAAACATCTTCATGATTGCTATAAAGATTAAAAAATATACCTTCTTTACCTCTTGGGGTAGAAAGACAGATAATTTTTCCGTCATAAATTTTTTCTGTTACAAACTTACCGCTATCATCAAACATTGGTTTACCATCGGTTCCAAGTTTAGGAACTTCTCTGACGTATGTTTTTACGGCAGGACCAAGAGAGTTGTAAATTGCATCACCAGAAGAAGATCCTGCTGTATTCTTATAAAGACCAATTTCGTCTAAAAGAAGAACATAACAAGAAATACCTACAAGGGAGTCAGAGTTACTATGGCCAGATCTAACAACGATAGAACCTAAGCTTGGAGCAAAGCCTTTGGAAACAAGCTCTTGATTTCTCTTTTTATCTTCAGGGGTAAGAAAATGTATAGCATCAGAAGTTACGCCTTCTGGCAAAATCTTATCTTTGAAATAATCACTTCTAAGAACTTTGTCCTTAATTTCCTTAAAAAGAATCTGAGCCTGAGCTGAAGAGTTAGCAATAGTGAGTATAGTAAACGGAGTAGCAGATCCTAGGTTATAAAGTTTGTATGGATTTCCACCAGGGGCTTCTAAAAGCCTCATTGCTTCATATAAAGCAATAATAGAAGTCAAAAAGTCTTTTCCACTATTATGACAAATAAATCCATTAGATACAAAATTTTGTAAACAAGGCTTATCAGAAACTTGAATATCAAATGTTTTACTTATTCCAATCTTCTTTATCTGTGATATTTGCACAAATATAGGATCATCTGAATTCTTAAAAACACTAACATTTTCTTTTACTTCTTTAGTAAATTCGTCCTTGCCAATAAAACCAATCTCATCTAAAAATAGTCTAACATAAGAATTTTTTACAATTGAAAGAACATATTCTGCTCTTGAATTTATTATTTTTGTTTGAAAAGAAGAAAATATTCCAAATCTAGATAACAAATGTTGTATTTTTTTCGTTAATTGCAAACTAGAAAAAGAAGCCTCTATTTTACAATTAAATCTAGAAGATTTAGAACGAGAAACAAAAGAATCGCAACTAAATATAGCTCTAAGATAGGCAGCTATAACATTTTTAGGAGAAGTAAAAATTCTTGAAGGAACAAATTTTTGTCCTCCAGTTCTATTTTTCATTCCATTTGCTTCCATAAGCAAAACAATATTATTAGTTTGATCTTTTGATGTTATAGCTTTTTGTATTGCAACATAATTATATTTTCTATAATCAAAAGATTTAATTTCATAATTACTAGCGGGTTCAATTTTAATGTCATAATTTATTGCAGATAATACTCTTTTAAAATCTTGAAAAACTAATCCGTCTAACAAAGTAGTTGCAATGTAGCAACCAGTTGAATCGCATGAATTACTACTAATATACCCTAACAAAGAAGCTTCATCTTCGCTTATCTCAGAAGAATCTCCAAAAAATGGCTGAGAAGAAGCTACCGCAATTTTGTCTTTTGGCTTCAAATCTTTTACATGAATCCATCCATTATTAGTCAACATTGGATGATTACTTGTTGCTTCTATTTCGTGTCCAGAAACTGTTGTAATTTTAAAAACTTCTTTTAATCCTTGAAATAATAAATTACAATTATTTATAACAGTCATCGTCTTTGAAGATTCATCATACGTCCAAGAATCTAATTCTAATTTACCATAATTCCACAATTCACCGAGCTGCCATATCTTTCCTGTTTTAGTATCTAATATTTCTGAGTTTTCAGACAAGCATCTTCTTCCCCAAACAAGAACAAGTTCTCTAAAGTGATTTCCAGATTTCCATTTATCAAGCATAGAACCATTAATTGATTCATTTAATCCATTTTTCTCTATTAGAGCTATGTCTTCTGGAGTAAGTTCTAAATTTTCATTACCATCGCTTCCTCTATAAAAACATTTAAGAACCAATCTTTGTAAATCAAATAAATTTATTGGAGGACTTAGTGTTGGTAAGCCCAAAAATTCTTCACTATCAACAAATTCTAAAATACTAGGCATCTTTCTTGTCAATAGATTTTCATTTTGAATTTTAGATCTTAATTCTGAAAAGAAATTATTGGGTTTATCTGATTTGTTTTTTTGCTGTTTTTCTTTTGCCATTTTTACCTCAAGTCTGTTGCGATCTTATATACGATCCAATTCTCTCCGCCGTCAATCGTAAGCAATTTTAATATATCTATAGACCCAGCATTTGCTGAAAAAGAGATAGAAGTATGAGATGGAGTTTTGAAACCACTTGGAAAAGTTATAGAATGATTGCCAGCAGATTGTTCAACAAGAAGAGTTATTTCAAAAGCATTTTTTGAATCTACGTTACTAAGAATAGTCATAGAAACATTTCCTGTAAGCCTTATTTTTTGAACATTTCCGCCAGTTGTACTTATCTGATAGGCTCCTGAAATGTTGCCAATATCATTAAATCTTAAATGATAAGAGTCTATAACAGGATCTTTTAAGGTTCCTTTATTAAAATCTGCTTCTATAATCTCTGCTCCAAGTTTTAGTTGAGTAGGGATGCCATTTCCGCTATAAACGGAACGAGCTTGATCATCTATCCCTTTATTAGAATTGTTCAAATAAAAAAGATCATTATGGACTTGAGCAGGAGTTTTTCCGCCAATTCTATCACTCATTACTTACACCTCATTATAGATTTTCCCATCCTATTTTATTAAAAGGAAGCGTTATGTCCTTTATTGGGGAATTGATATCAATAAGCCTTGCCTTAGAATCTCCTATAACAGTTATCGTATATCCAGCCTGTTCTGAAAGAATGGCATAAGTTAAAGGCACCTCTAAAAATTGATCTATCAAAAATTCATCAAGACTTTCATACCCATAAGCCTCACCATACTCTCGAAGAACATGCTCGTTTAAAGATCTAATAGCATTATAAGTTGACTGCTGGTTATCTAAATGTTTAAAAATAATATAAGCATACGTTTTTCTAAGAAAACTTTCTAATTCCATTTTATGTCTTTGTTTTGCATTTACATCAGTTTTATTTAAAGTATTAAACATACAAATAAGAGGGCTTAAAGACTGTCTTCCAAGATCATATGCTTCTGATATTTTTTCAGCAGCATATATATAGTCATAAGTACCTATTCTATGCTCATTATCAGGAATAGGGCCTCTTGCTGTTGCGTAAGAAAATATTGGTATAACTTGAATTGGTAAGTTGTTTTGATAACTTATACTAAATATATCACCAGGAGGAGATTCTTGATATGTTATAAAATCTCCAGAAATATATCTTGTTAAAGTTGTTATATAATAGTAATATGTTCTTCCAACAATAGCAGAAGAATCCGAAAAAGTAACAGAGTCACTAGTTCCTACTAAAGAAAAAGTATCAGATAAACCAGAATCAGATCTGTATATTTTATACAAATATAGATTGTCGTTTGTTGTCATATAAAATATTTCATCCTAGATTAACGAAAAATAATCTTTCTAAAATATCTCCAAGGAAATTCTTGAAGATCATCTTTTTGTCTTATTCTAAACCAATAGAATTCCCCTCTTTGCAAAAGCTCTTCACTCTTATTAAGATATCGAATCTTTTTACCCTCATAATTACTTGTTATGCCATTTCCATTAAATGCTTGATAGTCACCATTATAATCCTCATAAAACCAATTTGATATATCAAAAAACGTATCTTTAGATATAATCGGAGTTGAAATATCAAAATCTTCTATATTTGCAGCAACTTGAAGTTCTATATGATAAAATCTAAAATCTCCAGCGTAATGTTCTAAAAAATCCTCAAATATCCAAGACCCTTCACTCTCTATATTAGATGGTATAATTGTTGATACTAAATCTTGATTTTGCAAAGTATCTAAAACTATTTGAGATACCTGTGTTTTAGTTTGAGTCAAATATTGATTCAAATTAGGATAAGCAAAATCAAAAGCAGTAGAATTTCTATCTACTACAAAATTCATAAACTTTGTAGTAAGGTTTATATAATCATTCTTCCAAGACGTTTCATCGAAATCCTTGTAAATATCATCAAAAGAATAATCTAATTCTTCTTGAACATATTCATCGCTACCGCTAGCAATCTTGTCTCTTAAGTTTTTTAATATATTTGTTTTTCTGTATAAATAAGTAATTGATTCTGCAAAACATGTTTCCATAATTTTCCAAGACTTTACAGGATTCAATAATTGAGAATCAACAAAAGGAATAGGAAACGAAAACACAGAAAGCAAATCTCCAAAACAAGCGATAGTAGAATCTAATAATGGCTGTGAATAGAAAAAAGCCTCTCCAAGAGTTGCTCCCCTAAACAAAGTGTCCATAAAAGGAACAGGCCTTAAAAAACAAGAAGCGTCTTTCCCAGACATACTGCCTGCTGAAGAAATATATCCCTCTCTAATAGCCAATAACGGCCATGATCTAGCGTCTAGGTCTCTTATTGTAAAACCTCCATCAAAATCAGCATTATAGAAAAAAGCCCTAGTATTTGCTGTTGATTTAAAATAAGTCAAAGAACCTCTATCTGCTCCCCATCCCCAAAAAAATGAATCATTTTGAATTTGCGAAAAAAAAGAATCCTTACCGGCAGGTGGCTGTATCGTTTTTTGCAAAACTAAACCAAGCCTATTAGAATAATTATTTAAAAAATCTAACAATTCTAAAGTGTATTCATAAGAACCTGAATAAGAATAACCAGCATATGGATCAAGATAAAAATTACCAGTTATTTGAAGTCTACTTTTTGCTGATTCAATATTAGTAAGCCAAGGATCTGTTACTATGCTAGGTCCATCTATTCTGCTTACTATCAAGCAAGACAATGCGTCATATCCATCAAACCTTCTAAATACTTGTCTATTATAGACAGGATTTTTAACTCCCTTTGTAAAAGGATAAAATATTCTAGATAAACGAGAAGTAGAAGATATAACATCAGAACCATCCTTAAATCCACCTGGAACAAATGGCATAAGGATAATTGCGTAAACGCTTCTATTAGAAACAGGATAACTAGTAATTTTTTCTCTTAATGGATTTTCTACTTCGTCTTGAAAAGTTATATAGTCTTGAAGAATCTCAATATTAGAGCAAGGAATTGAAACTAATTGAGAATCATCAAGGGAGTGTATTTTCTGATATCGTAATGCGAGCGAAAGGCTTTCTGAATCGTTTTCTCGGTAAACGCAAATAATGTTGTCCTTGGAAAGTGTTGCTGTAGGATTTGCAATTGATTGCTGGTTGTCCCCCTCCACCTGGCTGCCCTGTGTCGAAAAAAAAACACAAGTATCAGAACTTGGCAAAGATCTATTTCCATAGATATCAACAGTAACAACTCTATAACAATATGTATTCCCAAGAACAGCAGAGGTATCCTCAAAGTCTTGAGTAACAGACGTTCCAACTAATACAAAGCTAGAATTATTATTGCTTCTATATATTTCGTAATATGCAAAATCTAAAGGTAATGACACTTTATCTCTCCTTATGGCATAACATATCCTGCTTCTTGTAGATTAGAAAGAATATTATATATTTTATTATATATAACAAGATTCAAATCTTGAGAAACACTATTTGTTTGGTTTAGTAAAAATCCTACTTGCTCAACATTATACTTATTGAATACTCTAAATATATTTATAACATGATTCTTATCATATAGCAAACTTGCTATAAAATTGTTTGGATATTTAATATTTTGACTTTCGTATAAATTGTCATATATATAAGGAACATCTATAAATTTCATCCATTGAGATATTGCTTTATTCGGATTTGCAATCTGACATCCCTTGCATATATATTCAAATTTACCAATATCCAAAGCTCTAACAAGATCATTGTAGTCTCTTATATTTTGAGTATTTATTCCATATCTAAGAATAGATTCTTGATATGTATCATATCCATATCCAACCGTATATGAATTTGCGTCAATAGGAGACCATCCGTAATTACTAGGAACTTGCAAGTCCGCATGGAATGTAGAATTTAAATCAATTGGAGATTCTTTAAATCTCGAACTATTTACAAGATATTGTCTATTTGCGCAAAAAGAATTCAAATTTCCATATTTAGCATGAGGCCAAAAAGACTTAGAAGAAACACCAATTGTGTCCCATAATCCATAATCAATTACCATAGATGTAATACTTGAAAGAATTGGAATTCTCTTAACGCTTATTGGGTCTCCCGCTGATATTAATGGATATAATTCATTTATTGGTATTGGATTTCCATCAAGGTCTTTGATAGTAGATATATATTGATCATATGTTTTATTGCCATCAAAAAGAACACTTGAATGTCTTGGGTCCGAAATAAGCCAATTATGCCAAGAAAGTCTAGAGTTATAATCTCCGCCAGCGATTGTTGCTCCTTTATCATAATTTGATCCAACATATACTGGCTCAGATATTCCTCTAGATCTTATTATTGTAGACAAATTAGCAAAGAAAGTGATCATTTTTGCTTTTGCTTCAGCTCTTCCATTTACAGTCCACAAACAAGAGCTTCCATTAGATAATCTATCATTTATATGATAAAATGGTCTTGTTGTAGAATCTCCCCATCCATATCCATAGTCTTTAAGAAGAAATGCATATCTAAAAGGAATGTTTGGTCTATAAATAGCCCATCTGTCCCTCGCCGCCGTTATTACATCAGCAGCAACGGTTGCCCTATCCTCCATGCTTCTAGCATCAGAATCTCCAAGGGAAATAGAAGAAACTATCATTGGGAATACGAAAGACAAATCAAATAAAGAACTTGAAAAAGCGTTGCCGCTAAAGTCTCCTTGTATAATAATTTTTGGAGGATTTTTATTTTCTACCGAAGGTAAAAACGACAATAAAGGATCTTTCCAAGCAACAACAATTCTACTATTGGCAACTTCAGAAGTTGCAGATACGTTTGTTGGAGGATTAAGAATAGGATCATCTGCTATATGTGTCACTTGATAAGAAGACTCAATAGATTGATTTCCGTCATAATCAACTGCCACAATTTTATAGTAATAAGTTTTACCTGGGAATACTTGATTATCAGTAAACTGAGGGTATTTCAAGTAAGCTTTCAATTGGTAAGGTCTATTTGTGTCTACAACTCCGTTAATAACAGGAGCTTTATAAATTAAATAATGACTAAAATCAGATTCTGTATTAGAATCCCAATACAGCTTTATTGTTTGCTTTTTGACATTATATTTACTATTAGTTACTTGATCGACAATAGAGTGCTTTATGTTAGAAGGATTGGCTAAGAACCCATAACTATTTGGTTTTGAGTCATAAACAAATCTTCTATCTACAGATTGATATAAAGAAGTATCAATTCTTTCAGTCTCATTTATTTCTGTTCCTCCAGCGACATATCCCCATCTAGCAAAAGCTGCAAGTTTGTTTCTAATATGTATATAGTTAATAGAGCTTGAAGGAAAAGCGTCTAAAACGCCACTCATATCTGCGGTAACAATCATTTCATTACCAGGAAGAATGAAATCAGCTATACAATTTGGACCACTTATAGGAATATTTGAGTTTATGGAAGATAAGAACCCTACAGAATTTACACATCCAATATCATCAGGACTTGTTCTTGTTACAATCTTGCATCCTGCATAAGAGCTTCTTAGATAATCAAATAATTTAACTGTATCATCATTGTTTTCTAGCCCAGAAGAATAAGAATCCAATCCTATTAGATTTGATTTAAGATAATAGTTTATAAGATCCCATTCATTAGAAAATCCATCTAAAACACTTCCATTATTATAAGTTAAAAATTGAGAAGCTTTATATATGTCTTTTCTTTCGTCTGGATTCCATTTTTTATGTAAAGAAGTTCCATGACCTTGCAAAACTCCAAATACAGGAACTTCCTGTATAGCATCCCTAATCATATAAGAAGTGCCTTGATAAAGTAAATGATTTGTAATGGAAGAATGAGGGAATTCTCCATAAGAATCAACAAGAGGAGATACTGAAAAGAAAGGGTTATTATTCAGATTTGAGGTGTCATATAGACCTGAAAGATTTGACATTATTTGTCTTTCATATCCCAATGTTTTATAATTATTTTTTATAACATTTCCCCACCAAGCCCAACCATACCAAGATGGAGACTGATTTCCAGATCCTTGATAATCAATATAGTAAAAAGGAGATATCTGAGTAGAAGATGTTGGAGTTATAAACAAAATTGGTCTTGGGTCTTTCATAAATTTTACGCCGCCATAATTTTGCGCAAAATAAGTTTTATAAGGAGAAAGAGTTCTAACCCAATTTCTTATATCTCTTGTTATTCTTATTGATATTGTTACTTGGAAAGATTCTCCAAACTGTAAACAATCTGCATTTGCAAAATTGTTACTATCAGATTGAGAATCAGAAAGCCATTTTATCTTTGTAGCAACAGTTGAGTTCAAGCTACTAACATTAGTTTTTATATTTTTCTTCGTTGATATATGATCATATTTTACAGAAATTCCCAAAGCATAAGTTTGACCTATAATATTTTCTGTAGGAGAAAACTTATCAAAAGGATAATACCTATTTGATCCTGTGTGATTACCATAAAAAGCATTACATTCAATAGCACTTGAATCTGCAAAATTATTTATAACAGAAAAAACTTTTCCTGCCATAAATCCATCAAAGAACAAGCTTCCTATCCTCTGCCTTGGATCTCCGTAATATTGTCTAGAATTTCCACTACCATCATTAATAGGACCATCATTAGAATAAGTTATTGTAAAATCATATCCATCTGTTTTAGTAGATATAGAATACGCAGTATTTATGTAATTTCCCCATTTTGCTATAGTAGAAGATGGATTGAAGTAAGAAATAGCCCAAGATCCTGCTCCCCTAAAGTCTTTATCGCTTGCTGTAGTTAAATCAGAAACCAAACCTCTAGATAATATTTCAGTTGTAGGTGTTGAACCAAAAGCTTCAACATAAAAACCGCTAAGACCAAGAGTATTTACTCCGTAATTTAAGATAGCTGAAGCCAAAGCATCTGTTGTTGAATAGGAAGAAAGAGTAAAATCAAATAATCTTTGATCTGTTCCGTTCTGTAGCCTCAAAATACCAACAAATTTATCTATACTACTTTCAGTAACAACTCCAAAAAAAGCATCTTTATAGTTAGGATTTTTAGACAAATCTATTTTAACTCTAAAAGCTCTTGCGCTAGAATCTACTTCAGTATCAGTAAATGACACAATATTATTTACTTGATCTATTTGCTTAAAAACAGGCTTAGAAACAAGCTGTAAATTTGAATTATAAGTTTGAACAAAAGAATCTGTTACACTTATATATACATTTTCGGAGCTAGAAGGATTCCATGTATAAGGTCCAGAAAAAACTTCTGAAGATCTTGACCTAGATGAAGAAGAAGAAAATACAGAAAACGAACCGGCTGGAGCATTTGTAGGAATCAAAGGCCTTGCCGCTCCTACTCCATATTGAGAACCCAAAGATCTAACTTCATCATTGAAATCTTTAGATGCTGAATAATGGAAATATGCATTAGTTTGTATTTCTGGATATTTAGAAATTAATAACTTATTTCTATAAACCAACAAAAGGTCATCAACAACAACATCTAATTTTTGAGAATTTGAATCGAGCCAAAAAGAAGACCAATAACCATAATCTTTTACAGAGCCTCCAACAAAAGCAAACTCCATAGAATCAAGTCGCATAGGCCAAATATTATGAGAAAAATTTCTAAACTGTACTGGATTAGCATCAACAGAGATCCATCTTGACAAACAGTGTGCTGCATTTTCTACATTTAAATTATTGACAAACTCTATATTTGATATGGAGCAGCCAGTAGGTGTTGAAAGATCCCAATATGCCTTTTTCCACCATAAATTACCTTTTACAACTGTAGTATTATTTGCTATAACAATGTTATTTATTACACCATATGATCCTCCAAAACACAAAATTCCAGTATGAACTCCATTCGATCCTGTGTTATTTGTCAAATCAATATTACATCTATTATTAACAAAAGTAACATCAACGCAATGAGCTTTTATTGTCAATAAATAAGTCATAATCCCTGTATCTCCATAATTATATGATGGAGATATATAGTTAGCAGAAGAAGCGTTCATTATATTTGAATCTATTCTTACAGAAATACAATCATCAATATAATTTGCGCCATAATTTAATACTGAGCCATAAACAAAAATATATTTTGCATTTTTAAAATACAAAGAACCAGATGTGCAATTATTCCCAAGATGCGCGAAATATCTTAAATCACAAAAATTAATTGAAAGTTTTTCTGAAACACCACCAGAAAGACCAAAATTAATAATAGCATCAACTCCGTTATATACAGCTATCTTTGAAGAGTTTTCTCCATTAGAACATGCATTTATAACATAATTATATCCCAATAAATCTAATGACTTAGAATTTGTTTGATATATAACACATTGATTTAAGTAAACTCCATTAACGAAGTCTTTTGTTACAATAGCTTGATCTAAAGAAACAAAAACGCATGATGAAAAAGTTATATTTTTTGCAAAAGTCGAACCACCAGGAGGAGGAAGAGCATTACATCCAATCAAATTTGATGTGTTTGGCAATTCAGAAGATTTTCCAAAACCAACATCTTGAAAATGCACATTATATGCATTAGCCCCGATTTCAACCAACGGAGTAACGCTCGATCTTGAAAAAGAATTTCCAGCTTCAATGTATGAAAGGTTTTGATTATAACCTTTTATAAGTATATTTGGTTTATCTATGGTTAATTTTCCAGTAAGAGGGAAATTAACCTTACTCAAAATTGTACCACTAATAAGCTCAAATATTACTTTTCCTTCTGATTTATTAGAATTCATCCAAGAAACGGCGGCATTTAGATTTTGGAAAGCATTTGGGAAGCCATCACCCGGAGTTCTATTATCTGGCATTATTTGAACTTTAGTCCACTGCCCAATAACATTTGTTGGGTAGTCATTTATAACAGGATTTGTTATAGTTATTTTTTGAGAAACAGTTGAACTTGCATGTCCATTGTGCCAAATCTTTAATGTAATTGTAAACGGGTTTCCTCCGTTATTATGATAATAAGTATAAGCAGCATTGATTCCTCTTTGCTTGCTAGACAAAGAAGTGTTTCTGTATACACTTCCTAAAGAATCACAATCTGTGTCTACTCTATGATCAGATATCATATTCCTTTTTATATAAGAAATATTATTTCCTGAATCTCCAAAGTCCCATTCAAATATGCAATCCTGAGCGTCAATTCCGTTGAATAGAGAATTTGCTGCATCAACATGAACTGTAAATGGAGCTTCTCCAGACAAAGGAGTTATGATATTTATAACAGGTATAACTCTGTTGTATAAATTAGTTCCAAAAGAACCAAAAGCAAAAGATTTATAACAGTTCCACCATTGAGAACCATCAGCCCATGCAGAAAATTCATTAGAAGGGTTTGTTATAGTTAAAGTAAAATCTGACCAAATATTATGACTTCCTATATAGTTAGCATTTCCAATATCAGTTCCTGGTAACGATTCTGAATTACCCCAAGAAGACCAAGATCTTAATTCAAAATAACCCTTATCAATATCAGGAGGGAATATTTGACCTTTTGGACTTTTTGTTGATCCTCTATCGCTATTGAATATAAATTTAGAATTCAAAGAATCCCAAGTTACAGTAACATTTCCTATATTTCTAGAAGTTCTAGTAAAATTTGGATAATTAGTAGAATCAACAGTTATTGCTGCTATTTGATTATTTATAGCATTTTGTATAATAGTCGCAATATCACTAAAATTTGAAGCTGTGCTAAAATTAACATTTTTAACTTTGCATACAAAGAAATCAATAGACATAATAAAACAACCATTGGTAACTGATTGCCAATTTGCTAAAGATTTAGTTCCGTTTGGGGTAAATTTATGATTTGAAGCGTAACCGCTTGGGTTAGCTCCAGCCCACAAAACGAACCCATCACATTCAGAATTTAAACATTGAGTATAAAGTCTTTCTACAAAAGAAGCTTTTTGAGATAGGCCTCTATTAGGGTTTGAATTATCATTTTCTGCATAATATGGCATCAAAAATGGATATATAGGCTTATCATGGCCAAATATGTCTAAAATCTTCCTCATTGATCCTTTTACAACAGAAACCTCATCCTGCTCCGCTGCTTCAAATCCTTGAGAAATAGGATAATAAGAAGGTGCTAAAAAATCATTGTATTCTAAAAACGGAACACTAACCAAAGATCCATTTATAAATCTTTGATTCATTCTTATCAAATTGTTATTATAAACACTTCCGTTTGTCAAATAAGAAGAATATGCAGAAGTGTCTGCCCAATACATAGCTCCATAATAGGTTTCAATTCCAAAAGGAGAACCATAAAATCCAACTTTTATTGAAGTGTTATTAAAAGGAGAAGAAGCCATTATAGATTTTGTTCTTTGATAAAGACTTTTTATATTATCCAAAGTTGAATCTATTTGTGTGTTTGTATGATATCTTGTATCTAAAGTAACGTAACTTCCATCAATATTCCATATAAAAATATTGGCATTATTTGATATACATTCTGTTATTTTTGATGATATAAATAAATCAGTAAATTGAGACCAATCAGAAGTAGAAGAAGCATAGGCTACATAAGATCTTTCAACATTATATCTATTCTTTACATCCCATGTATTTGGCTTACCAGTCCAATCTTGTAAAATTTCTGTAGATTTTATAGATCTTTCTTTACTGTATTTATGAGCAATAGCCATTGAAGAATATGAATGAAACCAATTGTTTCCCACAACCCATCCATTATTAAACTCATCAGCATCTCTGTCGGCTCCTGAATAAGCATTACTATCATATTCTTGATATGTATATTGATAAGAACCAATCCAAGAAGAAGATCCTATGTCTATTCCTCCAACTGGAAGAGAAGCCAAAGAAGTATAAGAAAAGCAATAAACATGTTCTCTTCCAGGAAAAGCATTGAAATCTGGAGGACAAACAAGAGCAGGATCTAAACGAGAAAATTCAAAACAAGGAACTCTGGCTGTGCCAAACGGATCATTATTAGAAGTATCTGAATTATAATTAACTATAACAGTTCCAACAGGATATGGTCTAGTTGCAGAAAAGCCTGGCGTATTATTAGAAGTTGGAATAAAATTGTCAATATAATAAAGATCACTATTTATTGCAGATTCTATAATATTTGCAACGCTTGTCGATTCTGCTCCGCCTATACTTGTTGCAGAAGAAAAATTAACACCAGATATAGCTCTATTAAATCCTGGAATAAAATAAGAAAAACATCCATTTGTTATAGCTTGCCAATCTGAAAGAGTCTTCACAGGTACGGCAGGAGGTCCGCCAGAAGAAGTCATAAAATGTCTTTTTCTAAGAGACCTATAACTTGGTGCAGCTCCAAGCCATAATATAGCTCCATCTGCTATTCTTTTTACCCATGACACAACTTTTATCATGTAATCGCCAGTTATTGGCTTTCCAGTCCAAGCTGTTGATGGGTGAAAAGAAGCTCCAATAAATACATAAAAAGGCTTGTCGCCTGCAATATACTTCGCTCCTTGAATCATATTTTCTTTGAAGTATGCATCATCATAGATGTCGGTCTCTCCGTAAAATGGATAAACTTCGCAAGTAGAAAAATCCATAGATTCAGAAAACTTTTTCGTTATATAGCCAGAACCTGATTTTCTTAAATTTATTCTTCTATATTTATCAATCCAAGAATTATAGTTAGCCTTATCAGATGCGTTATTTCCTTTTGAATTATGATACAATACAGGATTAAAATATGACTTAAAAGAAGGAACAAGATATAAACCAATTTTTACATCTGAAGCTCCGGCTGCTGCAAGAAGTTGTTTCATTCTTGTATATAAATTTACAAACGAATCAAGCATGTTATCAATAATAGTATCATTATATAAATTTTTATCAATATATGGACCATAATCTTCTACGTCAAATGAAAAATACTTACGCTGAGAGTCGCCAAGAGAAGGATGTAAAAAATCATTTATTATGCTATTAAGAGAAGCGTCGTTTACAGTAAGAGGTCCAGAACTCAAGATAGGAACAACAACTCCTGGAGAAACTCCGCTTGGAAGAAATGGTTTATAATTATCAGTAGCCATAAACTCAAGACCCCACTTGTCTCTTAAGTTTTTTGTATTTGGCTGTCCTGTAAAACTTGAATAGTAAAAATACTTAAAATCTTTTATATCTTCATTAGTTAAAGATTGTTCAGCAAAATAGCTCCACCATGAAGAAGATTCTGCATAATCTTGCCATTCTCTATTGCTTTGAGTCCCTAAGTAAATCCAAGGAGCATTACCTGGAGACCCTGTATTATTTATAGTAAGATCTCCACAAAATTGAGAAACTCCAAGATCTGTTCCAGCAATATTTGCTCCCCAATCGTTTTTTCCAGATATATAAAAACCACCAATACCTCTATGAAAATTAGGAGGTTGAGGAGTTGAGGTTCCATTAGTTGTCATTGTAAACAAGAAGCTCTTCTGCGAAGAATTCCATGTTACAGAAACTGATCCTAATGTAATAGGATAAGAATTATCATAAGTAACGCCTGAAGTTATTTTATTCTGTATTGCTGTTTGTAATGTAGAAGCAACAGCAGCCATATTAGCCGCAGCAGATGTATTAATTCCTGTTATTTTAAACTTATTAGAAACAACAGAAACACTAAAAGAACCATTTGTTATTGTTTTCCAAGCAGCAAGATCTGCCGCTTCATTTATTCCAGATGGCCTATATCTGTAATTTCCATATTGAAAGCTAGAACCAATACCTCCGAATAAAACTATTCCGTTTGAATATAATTTTGCCAAAGAAATCGCTTCATTCATATGGTTTTGACTTACAAGAGTTCCAGCCCATTGTGTTGATTTGTCAAAAACCATTGTAAAAAAAGGATAAACTGGCTTTCCTCCACTAATTCTATTTTTCATTTCCTGAGTAGTTCTTCTAGCAAATATTTTCCATTCCGAAATTTTAGCAACAGAATTTCCAAAGAAAGGGATAATAGATGGAGCTATAAAATCGCAAGAATCACTAAAAGGAACTGAAACATAAGATCCATTAATAAATCTTTGGTTTAATCTATCCATCCATCTAGTCCAAACTTGAAAATTAGAAACATAAGTCTGATTTGAAGGATTTTGTTCATATTGTACTGGAGCGTTATAATTGTTTTGAAATCCTCCAGGAACGTCATAAAAACCAATAAAAAAATCCGGCCTTTCTTTAAAAATAGCTCTTTCTTTACTGACATCATAAATAGATTTAATAGCATCTAATATTGCATCTATTTCAGGATCTGTAATGCCAGCTCTAGACATGTCAAGATTAGAACCAAGTTCTTTCCAACACAAAGCTTCATATCCAAGATCAATAGCCTCGTCAACAATAGAATTTATTGTATCAGTATCTATTGATAATGAAAATTCATCAACAAAAGCCCCTGTTGCAATGTACACGGAAAATATGCCATACGCTGTACGAAACTGGTCAACAGAAGGCTGCCCGGTAAAACCCATAGATTGAAAAAATTTAAATGCCATTTATATCTCCAATTCTGTAGCACAATGTTTAATCGGCATAAAATAAGTACCACAGACTAACTGTGGTACTGTAAAAAACTATAAATTCCTCTGAAAATTATGCCAATTTAATTACTAGAATTGTTAAGTGAAATTTTTGTTGTCTGTAGAGCCAAAACCGCCACTACCTCTTGTTGTTTCACTTAATTTATCTGTTTCAATAAATGAAGCATCAACAGTTTTAGAAATAACAAGTTGTGCTATCTTATCACCTTTATTGTATTTTTTGATAGGCACAGGAAGTGTTGCAAAAATGACACCTGTTTTATCTTGATTAAATCTAAGAGAAGGCTTAAATCTAACGATTAGCTCACCTCTATATCCATTATCAATCAAACCTATACTATTAGCAAGAACCAAATCGTATTTGCTAATACTAGAGCGAGGCCATATTTGTGTATGACAGCCCACCTCAGGCTCGATGCTTAACCCTGTTTTATATTGAATAAACCCCTCAGAATCAACAACTCCATCATCAATAGCAACAAGATCAAATCCAGCATCTTCTTCTTTTGCTTTTTTTGGTATAAAAGCTTCAGTAGAAAGTTTTTTAATTTTTATAACCATATGTTAATTCCCTTTATGAACATTTTGAAGAACCACAATCTTTTTCTGCAATTAATCTGCAAATTTCTATAAACTTATTTTGATCTAATTTATTTTTCATCAAATTTACATCTCTATGAACCCATTGCACATTTTCTATTTCATATCCCTTATCGGAATCTATTCTGTCTAAACTTGCAGTTATATTTTCTTTACATAATGCAATTTCTAATCCAGAAAGATTACATTTATATTTTTGTTTTTCTAATAATTCTTGAAGATCTTTTGTTTCTAAATTAAAAGAGATATTTCTAGATACTGCTCCTCTTTTTATTCTATCTATTAGACTTCCGCTTAAATCTTTATATCCAATATACGAAGGATGATTATTACCTTTTGGATTCTTTTTACATCCACAAGAGGGGTTATTTATTTGTCGCAAAGCATTAGATGTTCTTTCTATTATTTTCCCGCAAATACATTTACACTTCCAATATGGACTTCTTGTTTTTTTATTTAATAATTCTAAAACTTCAATATAGCCATATCTATCTCCAGTTTTTACAGCCTTGGATTTACAGCCACAAGATGATGGAATTCTTTTCCTAAGAACATCAGAACGATACGCCTTTATTCTGTCACACAAAACACATTTACACTTCCAATAAGAATACGACGAATTGTGAGTTTTGTCTATTTCTAAAACAATAAAATTGCCAATTCTTTTTCCCTTCAAATCAATAAGTCTACTAGAACTTTTATTCATGTTCATTCCTCCTAACAACACTTTCATTTGTCATTAGGTTTTTCCTTTTTTTTGATAAATAAAAGTGTTGTTAGGAACATTTAGAAATACCGCAATCACGACAAGTTGCACAACCTTCTTGTCTAAATACATTAGAACTTCCGCAAGACTCACAAGAATGTCCTGTTATTTTTGTTCCGTCTTTTATGTATTTTTTAAGAACTCTTCCAATAGCTTTTCCAAAGTTTGTCATATCTCCAGGAGATTTTTCAAGCTGATCAACAGCAAAGCTAATATCAGAACCGTGTCTTAAAGACAAGCTCAAAAGTCTTGTTATAACGGCTTGCTCATCTGTAAGCAAATCACAGATATCTTTAACTACAGTTCCATCCTCTGCATTCAAAACATATTGGCCTCTTTGATGCTTAGATATCTTTCCTTTTTTAGCATGAGTAACACATCCATTCTTGCCAGCAAAAACTTCATATGGATTCCCATCTAAAAGACCAACAATAATAAAGAAATCTTCTCCGCGAGACTTTGTATGATGAATATCACAATCTAATGTTTTAGGTCTTTTTGGAGCATTTGTTTTTTGTAAAGTTTCCTTTTTAACAGAATTGTTTGCAACAAGAACTCCATCGCGGCAACCATCTCTATAAACAGTAAAGCCTTTGCAACCTCTTTCCCAAGCTCTCATATAAACTTCTGCAACAACTTCTTTGGTACAATCTTTTGGCAGATTACAAGTTTTACTAATAGCATGATCAATCCATTTTTGGGCAACTGACTGTATATCAACACTAGCAACCCAATCAACATCGTTTGATGTCGCTTTATAATATGGAGAATCTTTGTAAAATTCTAAGTCCTCTGCACTTTTTATATCTTTTGCTTTAGATTCGTCAAACTTATGGCCATTAACATCCATCCATGTTTTAAAATGATGATGGAATACAGGATAGGCCTGCCATTTATCTCCCATTTCATCAACTCTATCTATACGAGTAAAATTGTCATTAGGATTTATTTTTTTCCATCTTGTATAAAAAACCAAGAAAGCAGACTCTATACCTGAAGTTGTTTGAGTTAAAGTTGAAACAGATCCTGTTGGAGCTGTTGTTGTATTGGCAATATTTCTACGACCATATTTCTTATATATTTCATAAACATCAGGAGCTGCATCCCATATCCTTTGCAAGAATGGATGGCCTTCTTCTAAAGTAGAACTAAATATAGGGAAAGCTCCTCTTTCTTTTGCCATATTACAAGAAGAGCGATAAGATCCAATAGCCAAATTTTTATATATTTTTTCAGTTATAGCTATTGATTCTTTAGATCCATAACGAACACCAAGAGCAGCGAGAGCATCTCCAAGGGCAGTTATACCCAAACCTGTACGACGCCCATTTATACATGCTTGTCTAATATTTCTCCAAAGCTTATATTCTGCATATTTAGAATCTTCGCTTTCTGGATCTGAATCTATTTTAGATATAATTTTATCAATTTGTTCAATTTCTATATCAATCATATCATCCATAAGCCTCTGAGCAATTTCTGATATTTTTTGCATTTTAGTAAAATCAAAACTTGCATTTTTAGTAAATGGATTATTCACAAAAGAAAAAAGGTTAATACACATAAGTCTACAAGAATCATATGCGCTAAGAATTATTTCACCGCATGGATTTGTTGCAATACTTTCGTAACCAAAATCTTTATAAATATCAGATGGGGTGTATTTTTGAGCAGTATCCCAAAAAAGCAAACCAGGCTCTGCGCTTTCCCAAGCAGCATCAATAATTTGATTCCAAATAGAACGAGCTTCAACTATTTGCTTTGTTTTTGGGTTTTTAGAATCTACAGGCCAACGCAATTCAAGATTTTCTCCATCCTTAACAGCCTGCATAAATTCATCACTCAATCGTAATGAGATATTTGCTCCAGTAACTCTTTTCTTGTCTTTTTTAATGTTTATAAACGTACTTACCTCTGGATGATGTCCAGAAATAGTTAACATTAAAGCTCCACGACGACCGTTTTGAGCGACTTCTCGACAAGTATTAGAAAATCTATCCATAAAAACGCCAATACCATCGGTTGTTCTTGCTGCGTTCTTTGTTTCTAATCCCTTTGGGCGTATATGACTTATATCAAAGCCAACGCCGCCTCTTCTTTTCATTATTTGAGCTTGCTCTTGATCTGTTTTCATTATCCCTCCATAGCTATCCTCTGGAGAAGGAATAACAAAACAATTAGAACATGACTGTATTTGATACGGATTTCCAACAGCACTCATTGGAGATCCTTGAGGGACAATCCATTTAAAACGATCAAAATAATTAAATATTTCTTCTTCAGAAATTGGATTAGGATACTTTTTTTTTTTTCTAGCAAATTCTTTTGCTAGCCTTCTGTGCATTTGTTCTGGAGATGATTCTATAATTTCATTTTTATTATTTCTAAGAGCATACTTACTAACAAAAACGCTTGCAGCTAGATCGTCTCCATTAAAATAATTTAACGAAGCAAGTATAGCTTCTTCATATGTATATATTTTATTTTCACTGTCGATTTCTTTTGTTTTATTCTTTTCTAAAACCTTCATTACTTATTCCTTTATTTAGTTGACAAAAAAGAATGTTCAAATAATAATCAATTGAACCTTTATCGTCTATTATAGCAGTATCTATTTTTATATTACTATTAGACTCTAACGTAATCATCGTCATAATCGTCAAGAGAATTTCCGATGATTCCAGCACCAAAGCCAAATGCTTTTTGTTTGCTTTGCATTTCCATATAAGAAGAATAATCTTTATCTTTAACTTCTTTAATAGCTTCTTCAAAATGACATTTTTTAAGAAGGAGTTTTTCTTCTTTTATAGAATCATCTCGGACTGCAAACATTGCAGCAGTGGTACATAAGTCAATAACGTGCGCTCCAGTTAATTTATCAAGAGCTGAAGCTAATCTAGGAACGTCCACGCATTTATCAAGAATAAAATTCTTTGTAAATCTTAGTATCATTTTTTGTATAAGATCTGGAGATGGGATATCTATTTTTATAATTCTATCAAAACGACCTGGTCTGTTTTTAACAGCTTCTTCAAGCTGTTCAAGGCAGTTTGTTGTGCCAAGAGTTATAATATCTCCAAAACTTTCAATACCATCAATTTGATTCATCAATTCAATAACAAAAGGAGCGTTGCCTGAATTCCTGTCTTTAGCAATCCAATCAATGTCTTCAATAACTAATAAACAAGGAGCAAGATCTTTTGCCATATTGCAAACTCTTTTTATTCCGCCTGAATTAGGATTAAAATCAGATGGAAGAGCATATAAAACAGAATAAGAAGCGTCTTTAGCTAAACATTTGCAAATCTTTGTTTTTCCTGTACCAGGAGGACCATGAAGTATGACTCCTCTTTTTACAGATAATCCAAATTTCTTAAACTTATCTCTAAGTAAAAATAAAGAATCTATATTAGATTTTATGATTTCTGAAACCTTTTCAGGAAGTATTACATCATCCCAAGAAACATTATCGAGTTTCAAAAACCTGCAATCACAGTCTATCTTTTTACCTTTATAGAGATTTTTTTCAGAAGCTAAATTTTGCAATTCCTTAAAAATAAATTCTTCTTTTGAAGGAGCATGAAAAGTATAGCAAAAGTCCCCTCTTGGATTCTGTAGTATCTCTGCACAGAATTTTTCTCCATTTTCTTTTGAAAAGAAAATACAAGCCTCTTTATAAACATTTATAAATTGATCTTGAGAAATTTCTATCTCCATCATGGTTGGAGGTAGTTGAGTTAAATATCCAAAAGACATTTCTTTTACGACATTCCACCCTTTGCTTTCAAAGAATTCTTTCCATACAAATTGTATTTTCTTATGTTCATAAATTGACAAACGCTCGCTATCGCTAGTTATGCGTTTGACAGAACCAAAGAATTCATTTAATTGAACTTCTTTAAGAGTGTCAGATTCTGCACTCATAATCGCTAAAGCAAAATCATGAAGAGAACAGTCATTTAGTTTTATGTTTTTGAGATTTGACATGAATATCTATCGGTAAAAGAAGAAATATAAAATGTAAAAAACACTGCTTATATGTTATTTTTTTCTTCCTTAGTCTTGTTTGCATAAAGATCAAAAAATGGAGTAACAAGTTTTTCTATTTCTTCATTTGACTCTGGATTCTGTCTACGAACAAAATCAATAACAGAACAAAGTTTATCATCTAACGGGATCTTTGCAGCTCCTGCGCCTCTTCTTCCTCCTCCGTATTTTTTACCAAAAATCTTTTGAATAAATTGGGAAACGTTTATAGCAAGAACTCCAGTTCTAAAAGATGCAATCAAATATTTCGGTTTATCAAAACCGTCATCAACAACACCCATAACAATAGCACTATCTATAGATTCAATTTGCAACATCTCTTCACACAATTTAGCAAGTAAAGCTCTTTGTTGCGAATTTATCAATCCTACATTTGAAATAGTCAAATTGTTTCCGCATATGTAAAAATTATTATAAACTCTTTTTCTTAGTTCTAGAAGAGCTAAAGGTTTTGGATAATCATATATTTGCCTTAAAAGCTCTACATCTACAATAGATCGCAATGCTTCAAGTGCTTTTTTATCACTTTCAACAGTTCCTTCTGATTTCAAATCAGCAGTATCTGTTGAAATTCCCAGATATAAAGCAGTAGCCAAGCCTTTACTTATGTTTATGTTTCCTTCTTTTAAAAGCTCATACATTATTGTAGAACAAGAGCCATATTGTTTGTTTAGATAAAAAGAACATTCCAGATAAGGATTCAAAGTATGATGATCAATAACAACATCTGCTCTAATGTCTTTTTCTATAAATTGATGTAAACCTGTATTGTTTTCTTTACCAAAACAACAACTAGTATCAACTACAACAATTGAACTGTTTTCAATATTGCTTTTTACTTGTTGAATTGATTCTTCTTCATTATCTTCATCTATTTCAAGTCTTATAGCAGAAATATTCAAAACATTCATCATTACGCTATTTTGAGTGTAAGGGATTTCTCCTCCATAATAAATGGTAGAAGTTTTACCTATTGACTCAACTATAGACTGCACCGCAAGAGCCGAAGCTAAACAGTCAGGATCTGGTTGGTCATGACAGATTATTGCAACATTATCTTTATTTTTTAACTTAAGAATACCTGTTATTTTTTCAACAAGTTTACAATCTGTTAAAGAAACCTGTTCCGTATTTTATTCGCTCATGTGTCAACCTATCTTTCTTAACCAGTCAAAATGGGTTTTATTCGATGGACTCAGTTTTTTTATAACATCTTCTAGAGTAATACGAGGCCATTGAGGAGCATCACCGCAATTAAATATCTCTACAGGACATTCTTTTTTTACCCAATCCATTGCTGCTAAAAAATTTGGTATAGTAGAAATTGTGTGATTTTTATTTTCTCCATAAAAATCTGTTTTATTTTCTTTATAACAACAATCACATCCAAGAAGAACTATTGAGGAAAAACTCATAGCAACAGCCATTTGAATAGCTAGTGCTGCCGTAGATCCTCCCCCATAAAGGACACCTGGATCTTTACCAAAACAAAAGTGTCCATGTTCTAATGTAAAATGAGTAAAAACATCTTCATTATCTATGTCTTTTTTAGTTACTTTAGCACAAGGAAGAACTCTTATAGAGCTATATGAATCTTCGTACAAAGATTCGTCCTGACAAATAAGTATTTTAGGCAAAATAACCCTAAATGCCCTATTTATTCCTATTGTAAAATAGTTTTCAATAAGGCTAATATTGTTTTCTAAAAGAGAAGGACCATTACCAATAATAAAAGCTGTTTCGCCAACAAAGCGACCAGCCCAAGAATGTATAGGAAATTTTGATTTTGCTCTAAAAATCATATCAGGTTTTGAGTCCAATACTCTCTTGATTGTTTATATTTTTGATCTATTGAAGAAATAACACTAGAAAGACTTTCTCTATTAAATAAATCATTGTCTGAACAACTTATGATATTTCTAACATTTTTATCATGAATCTCTTTTTTTACCCAATCTAATCCTTGATAACACTGAGTCATTGTTCTTTCAGTATGAAATTTATTTTTCCCGTAAAAATCTGTATTATCACCTCTCGGCTTACAATCACACCCTAAAAGTATTATTGGATTACATCCAAGAATAAAAGCAAGTTGGACAGCCAAAGGACAGGACGATCCACTTCCAAAGAGAATAGACGGATTTTCTGGCAATTTAAAAGAACCAGATTTTATTTTAAAATGAGAAAAACGACTTTCTGGATCTCCATATGATGTACAATATTTTATGGCTTGCAATTTTATTAATTTCTCTCTTTCCGTAAACCAAAGACTTGCATCTTGCCATAAAAGTATTGTTGGATCTATTTTGTAAAAAGCTCTATTTATTCCTATTGTAAAATAATTAAACAAAGAAGCGACATCCTCATCGTTTAAGGATGGCCCGTTTCCCAGTATAAATACTGGTACATCCGTTAGCTTATCCTTCCAATTCTGGACATCGCTTCTTTGTTTTACAAAACTATATCTCATTCGATTATGAGACATTTACAGGCTCTCCAAAAGGATTGCCTTCCACTTTTATAAACTTACTCCAAGAAGCAGGAACATTTGATGAAGCCAATCTTGCAAATCTTGCATATATTGGATTCCATTTTGGTTTTTCAGGCTTTTTCAAAAGCTTCAAACCTGCTTCATTTGGAGTTCTATCTGCTTTGCTGGCATTTACCTCCAAACAACACATTACAAGATTTTCCCAGGTACTACCGCCTCCTCTTGACCTTGGAACAACATGGTCCATAGTTGCACTATCCATGTTTATTCTTTTACCAGTATATTGACAAGTATAATTGTCTCTAATCAAAAGATTTCTACGAGTAAGTTTTACTTCTCGTTGAGGCAACCTGTCATAATCTGACAAAACAATAACTTCTGGAACTCTAACTCTGGAATGAGATGCTTGTATAAAATTTTCACCATCTACAACAGGAAGAAGCATCCACTCTTGAAAAGAATAAAGAGAATACGTTTCTGTATCCAAAATCTGAGCTAGGTCTGTCATAACTTTTATTATTGCCTTTTTTACAGGCATAATAGAAATTGGAGTCCAGCCCTTATTCAGCACCAAAGTCGGGAGATTTATTGTTGACTTCATCGTCGTTCTCTATAGGAATGTTCAGGTTATTTTTGAATTCTTCTATAAATTCTTCGTTTGTATCAATGACAGTTATTTTTATTTTCCTGTCAAAATTCGAAGAAATATTCGCCATTCTCTTTGCTACTTCTTGTTTGGTTAAACCACCAATACCGCACCCTAATCCACCAAAAGCAATTGATGTAACGCCATTTTCAATTGCCGTTTGTAGCACTTTTTCCAAAAGAGGGCCTATAGTGCCAAGAGAAGTTTGTCCACCTGGATATTTCATCGTAACTGCATGGTACACAAAATTGACGCCCCTACGCTTCAAAAGCCCTGCATCAGAAATATAAACATTTCCAACATCAAAAGGGCCATGATTTTCAACTACTGCTTTCACGTTTTCCAATAGCAAAAGTCCACCAGATCGAGCAATAGCTCCAGCAACGCCTGCTCCCATAACCCCAATTCCATTGGCAGCATTGACTATGGCGTCAATATTTTGAACCTTGGTAATATCTCCAACGCGAACCCTCATAAACCCTCCTTGAAAATCACGACTGTAGTATAGCCTCTAATCCCTTCATATACGAAGGATTGAGTTCCACTTTTTTCTGCAAACGATCAAGGATTTTGGCATGCATTTGGCTGATTCTGGATTCGCTATAACCTGTTTTTTCAGCTATTTCTTTCATTGTCATGTTTTCGTAGTAATGCATATACACTATTTTTCTTTCAAGAGGGATAAAGCCTTTTCCCATTAGCTTCAGGAAAACTTCTTCTCTAACAACAGAGCTGATTGGCTGCTTTTCATCTGAAACAAAACTCTCTATTTGCAATTCTTCTCCATCGTCACTAGAAGAGCCGGAATAGATGCTAACACAAGATATGGGACTTGCTTTAGACTCTATTTCAGTAAATTCATCAACTGTTATCCCAAGATAATTCGCCATTTCATCTTTAGTCGGTATTCTGCCAAGAGAACACTCTAAAGAATGTTTTGCTTTTTGCAATTTAGAATGTCTTTGACGAACAAGTCTTGGAACCCAATCAACTTGTCTTATGTTATCAAGTATTGAACCTTTTATTCTATGAATAGCAAAAGTTTCAAACTTGTTTTCAAGAGAAGGATCAAAACGATCTATTGCATGAAACAAGCCATCAGTACCCCAAGCAACAAGATCATCAATATCAACCTCTCTTATTCTCTTGCTCATTCTTTCAGCTACTCTACCAACAAGAGGATAATAAATAACAAGAAACTCATTACGACGAATATCATATTCATTTTTTGCTTTAATGTATTCTGCCGTTGTTTTTATTGAATCATCAGCATCCTTATATTTATTAAGAAAATCGCTTCTAGGCACAATAAATGAATTCCACTTTTCTCTAAGAGCAGTTACGGTTGCCATTCACAAAACCTTTCTTTTCAATACTTAAGTATATAGCAATTGTTATCACTATATAAAATAGTTTACAAAACGTTTATCCTAAAATCGTTTTCGTTGAATCCTGCACAACGGAACCATTAAATGGCTGTTCTGGTGCTTTATAAGGATCTAATACCGTGTTATATGGATCTTGAACAAAAGATTGCTCTAATAGATCGACTGAGGTAGGCTTCCAAAACTTTGGAAGTTGTGGAGCCAAATCATATCCTCTCTTGTTTTTATCAAGAGAACGGACATTTCTTACTAGCTTTATAGTTGAATTAGATTGTATTTGATGAGCAACACCAGGTTCAACTGAATTTCCAAATATCTTTTCCCTAACGGTTGTTGGAAGATATGATTTTGCAATCTCTCCAGTATGGACAAGTTCTTTAACAGCAGTATCTCTATTTTTTACTTGAACAAATACATAAACTACAGCAGATAAGAAACCAACACCAAGCAAAGCAAGAGCTATCCACGCAATTTGCTGTAAATATAAAGTTACGGCTACAGCTATTCCCATAGTAGCAACACACCCTGCCGCAACCATAAAAGCAGCAGGGGTCTTAAAGAAGAAGCCTATAACAAGGCTTGCTCCAATGCCAATTACGCAACAAACAGTAACCCAAGAAAGCATGGTTTTAATTATTTTAGCGTTTGAGCTTTCTAAGTCTCTTATTTTATTTACAAGATCAACTCTTTGTTTTTCAGAATCTTTTGTATATGAAACAAAGTCGTTTATTTTACTTTGCTGCTTAATAAGCATTTCTTCTGCCATGTCTAATTGTTTTTTTACAGAAGCAAGAGTATTAGAGTCTTCAACCAAACCTTTTGTTTCGGTTCTAATTCCTTCAACGTCTTTTGTTACTATTGATTTATCTGGTGGAGGCAAGCTGGCTTCGATAGATCTTGTATGCCCGTTTATCTTTTCGGCCCTTTGAACAAGGTTATTCCCAACTCCACCAACCAAGTCTGAAGAATCTCCGATTATAGCGGTTTCGTCTTTTACACTAGGAGTTTCTGGCCTATCAGAAACAGAATTATTACGACTGCCTCCTTCGCAAGAAAATAATCCAAGTAATACAAAAATAGCTATTGACAAAAAGAATAAATCATAATACTTTTGTTTCATTTTTTCTCCAAGTATTTCATCAGGATTAAGCCAAATCAGCAATAAGAAGCATCATTTAAATTCGATACCTTTACGCTAAATCCTACTTTAAAAGCTTGATTATGACCTTTTATTATCTAAAGAATTTAGAAATTCTATAATAAACCAAGTAAAACCAAGAGACATTATCCCAGTAAATGGCCAAAGAAAATGGTCTGTAATATACAGTTTTAAAAATATTTCACCGATTAAAGTCGTCCAAAAAGAAGTACAAACCGTACAGTTTAACATTTCCGGTAATTTGCTATAAATTTTACTAAATACAAATTTAATTGGTTTTGTCAAAATAGTAACAGGCCAATCTTCTCCTTTTTCAACAAGAACGATTGATAGAGAATACCCAAAAAATATTGATAAAATAAAATGGACTAATATTTCCATACATTTATCTCCGGAAAATCAAATATGTATTGATATTTTTCTAAATATTCGCATATTTGATCAAAACCTATAAGCTCTTTAACGTTTTTTGAAGTTCTTATAGTTAATAAATAGTTTTCAAAAATAATAAAGTCATGTTGTATTCCTTTACTAATTAATAAATAAGCTATTCTATAGCCTTTATCTGAAACATCTCCATAAAAAACAGAATAGTAATCTTTCACATCTTTTTCTTACTTTTATTATTTTTCTCTAAAGCAGCTTGTATAATTTGCCACTTCCCTTTTTGGTCAGAACTCACATAAGAATCAGTTGATAATGTCTGATAATGTTTATTAAAATGCATTGCTATAATAACAACATAAAGCCATTTATTAGCAGCTTCTGAAATACTATACTTTTCTATAAAACCCCAATCAGCTAATTCTTTGTATATCTCTAGAGTTTCTCCAGAAATAGATTTATCTGGTCTACTACAGGCATCTTTTATTTCTTCATATACACTTACAGCCTTATCAACCGCTTGCAATCTTTCTGAAATCACTGTTTTCATGAGGTATTCTCCAAATTCCGAATAAGATATTATCGTCAGATTTTAAATTTGAATATATCTATTGTTTTTAAAGGGTATTCAACAAAAATAAAGAATAATAATATATGCAAAATAAATGGTACAATATAGCAAGACAAAACGAAAAAACTCTAACCAAAGAGTCAGACAATTATTTTGATAAACTTAAATATTTAGGTCTTGGAGCAGGGATTGGAGCTGGAATTAGCACTGGCTTTATAGGATCAAATATGCATCAAGATAAAATGCAAGACATGAATACCTCTCCAAACAAAATTGAACTTAGACAAAATAATTTTCCTCAAGAAAATACTAAAAATGTAAGCAATAAACAGGATCAACCAACTATAAATAGTAATCCTGAAAAAATTGAACAAAAAAACACAGAACCTCAAGCTTCTGATGAAGAACTTAAATCTTTTATATCTTTTTGGGAAGGCGGTCCAAGAAAAGAAGCCTATAGAGACAGTAAAGGTATATGGACAATTGCAATAGGATTCAATCTAGAAAGAAGTGATGCTGACAAAATATTAGCTCAAATAGGAGCAAATAAAAAAGATTTAATCTCGCATAAAACTTCTCTAAATAATGAACAAATGGATAAACTTTTTGAGATTAATCTAAAAACAGCTATTGCTGATGCTAAAAAATGGATTCCAAACCTATCATCTCAACCAAAAGAAGTTCAAAAGATATGCATAGACATGTCTTTTAATATGGGAATATCCACTTTATCAGATTTTAAAACAACTGCAAAATATATAATAAATAAAAATTACGCAGCGGCTGCATCAAGATTAGAAAAAACAGCTTGGTATAATCAAGTTGGAAGAAGATCAAAAAATCACATCAAGACTCTAAGGGATCTTGCAAAGCAATCTGATCTAGCTCAAAAGGGTAAATAGATTTAGCGATTTTTGCAGCAACTATCGCATCAACTAATCCCCTATGAAGATTATCTGGACAAATTATATTTTCTCTATCAAGAACTTCTCTAAGACCTAATTTATCTGATTTTTTACATTTTCTTATTATTGAATAAATATATTTCAAATCATAATGAGAAGAAAATGGAAAATCAATTTGATTTCTTAAGCAATCAGAAATAAGACATTTCAAGTCCCAATTATCCCAAGTAAGCCAAGAAATATCTTTAGGATTGGTTTTAAATTTTACAGTAAACCAATCATTAAAAGAACATATAACTTCAGATATAGAAGGAGCTTCATCGACTTCTATTTGTTTTATAGAAGTTAGTTTTTTGCAAAATGAAGATAATTTTAAATTGAATTTAGGTCTTACAAAGCTAGTCCAAGAATCTATAATAGAATACTGATCGTCGCACACAACAATACCAATATCAATAATTTCATTGAGATCTGGAGTTTTTGGGATTTCCCAGCAAGTTGCTTCTAAATCTACAATAAAATACATAATAACATTTACTTTAGCTCTTTGACGATTTTTGCTATATTTTTGATAAATTCTTCTTGTTTCCTCTTGCTCCATCCTCTTTCTGATACTTTAGAAACAATTTTACTCTTTATAAGATTAGGATCTTCAACAATAATACTTCTTAGTATTTCAAGTTCTTCTGAAGAGAATGTAACAGCATTCTTTCTGTGATTCTCAAAAGAATTAGTTGCTATTGGTGCTATTTCTCTACAAACTTCTAGCATCTTTTCAGCATAAAGCATAATCTCTCTTTGAGCATGAGAATCTGCTCTTAGAGACAAGAAATTGAAAAGATTATGAAGGTTGACTTTCCAGTACCATTCTGTATAGAAATTTATAGGCAACAACATTCTTGCAGTTTCTCTTGAAACTCCTTTTTCTAGGAATTCTTGATAGTCTGAATATGTTTCTTGTGAGACTGTTTGAAGTCTTCCTATAAAGCCATTAATTACAGATTGATCAAGCTCTCCTTCCGAGGCTTGTTTATTTCCTTTGCTTTGTCCCATAACGCTAGCGGAGTCTGGAATATAAGAAAGATCGCGAACTTCTGAATATCTTGCAGAATACTCATTTACGCTAGCGGTTCTATGTCTAATCCACTGCCTAGCAATAAATATAGGCATTCTACAATGAAACTTAAATTCAACCATTTCAAAAGGAGTTGTATGTCTATGCTTCATTAAATAATTTATGAGACCACTATCTTCATTGACCGCTTTCGTGCCTTTCCCGTAAGAAGTTCGAGCTGCCTGCACAATCGCAGCATCCGCTGATATTGAGTGCGGGTCCGTTGGAGATGGCATGCAATCAACAAGTCGAACAAAACCAGCATCCAATACCTTGTGAACCTGGAATGCTGGATGCGGTCTTTCTTGTTCAGGATATTCTATTTCTTTATACATCTGTTTTTCCTTATCAAACAGATGTATTTTCGACCAATATGCTAAATTGGTTCATCGTATTCACTGAAATTTGACTCTTTTATTTTTTTCACTAAATCAGAACAAATTTCTGTACATTTTATACATGCGTTTTCAACAACAAGAGCAATCTCGTCTTTGTTGTTTTTCCATTTTTTAGACATAGAACCTGTTTTGCATTTATTTTTCGCAAAATGCAAAACTCTACTCTTTGCAACAAAAAGATCTCTCATTGATTCATCAATTTTTGAATCATATTCTATTTTATATATAAAATTCAAATCGTTTTCAGCCATATCTTTACACGTTTCAAGCGTAAAAATAAGCTTGTTCAAAAATTGAACATTCTTTTCGAGAGAAACAAGGATTTCTGACCAGTTAACAGACATACCTGATTTACGTTCGTCCATTTGATCTCCATTTTCCACTGATTCACACAAGTATAGCATTCACTTTTCAAGATGTCATTTTTCGAGTGATAAAGGAATGAGTGAAAGAAATCCGAAATATCTAATATGATAAACTACTTTCAAAAGGCAGTAAATTTCTATGAGATGGTATGACAGGGCAATCCCTAAAATAGATGATATAATACCTTACTTAAAAGAGGCTGCTAAATCTATTTCAACAAATTCACAGGTAAGAAGCGTTTACGCCTGGGGCGGAATAGCTGAGAATTTTAATAATAAAGAGTCTAGGGTAAAAGACATAGACATATTAATTGAATGCAATTTTGATTCAGGAGATTTACTTGCGATTGACAATAGTAGTAACGGAGCTTTGAAAATTGCAAAATCTGAATTAGAGGATTTAGGATTCAATCCAGAAGCTATCGCTTTTACAAAATCAATATTAAAATTAAAAGTTCCATCAATAGACTTCTGGGCTATTTCAACAGATAAAAAGTTATTACACTGGGGTCCAATTACTGAAACAATCGAAGAATGGAAACAAGTAAGAAAAGAAGCTGAGTCAAAAGCCGAGATTACAACAGGACTAAGTAAAAAAGAAGCCCTATCTGCAAATGAAAATGAAAGAAAGAAATGGCATGAAGCTTATGAAAAACATATGCAAGATTACTCAAGCGGATGCCCACAAGGATGGTATGCTTCCCAGAATAATGTAGATAAAGTTTTTGAAAAATCAGTAAAACTTTAAATGAATAAACAAAAAATAAATATAGACGTTATTTGCCCAATCTGTAGTTCTGAAAATACACTTATTTCAAATAATCACTTATACTCAAACTTAAAATGTAAAGAATGCGAGCATGTCTCTTTGATAGCTAAAGAAGAAAACGTGCCAAAGTTTATTGATAAAATACTAAAAAGAAATAAGATAGAACAACATTTTGGAGAAACTTTGCAAAATGTTATCGAATATTCATATTGCCCATATTGGACATTAATGAAATATGGAGAAAAAACTAATTACATTATTATTGACAAAAATCTAATAAATATTAGTTTTCATAAATTCTCTAGTCAAAGCGCTAGAATCTTTGCTAAAAATATTCTTATTCCTAATAAGTTTACAGAAACTCAAGAAAAATTCATTATTGAACTTCAAAAATCTTCTTCATTATAAAAGAAATCTTTATCTTCTTGTTTTAGTATATAATTATTTTGCCAATCAATTTCTAATAAATCAGGATGTTCATCGTTTATGTAATCTAAAACGATGTTATTGATAAACGCTGCCATATCTTCAAAATTCATGTAAACAGAAGGTTCTTTTATAGGAATTCTTGACCTTCTTTCTCTGAAATAGCCAACGAGTATAGATTCAATCATTTTAGAATGCTTAGGACCAATAAGATCTAATGGATCTTCTTGCAAATAAAAGTCTCTTAGCCTAACAAGAGTTGAAGTAAATTCTTGTTCCCATTCATGTCTTGTTTTTTTCACTAAAGCCCCCATTTTTATTATGAAACAAAAGTGTATCTTTTTATAGATCGAATTGAATGTCGATACATTTATATGAAAAATACAATTTTAACAAATCTTATAAAGTCAACCAGCACTATTATTAAAGTAATATTCGGCAAAAACAAAGAACAAGTAAAAGAGATAAAGCCAGCCGAAGATAAAAACTTTGCTCAAAAAGATAAAATTATATTTCAACCAAACGTAGTTTCAACAAAAAGTTCGATTGATTTTTATTCTAAAAAAGACAAAGAAGAACAAAAAATCATTAGCATAAATATTGAACTAAATGAAGTAAACTTATCTGTAGTTGATAATTTATGTAGATTTTTTGAAATTGATAGAACTGAAGCGATTAAAAGAGGTTTGTGGCTCTTATCAATAGCCAGAGACTTAGAAATAAACAATCAAAAACTCGGAGTTGTTTGTGTTGACGATAATGGTCTTGTAATAGATCTTATTCCAATAAACATAATATGAAACTTCAATTCTCAACATGCGCATTATGTAGGCCAGAATTAATAGAGAAAACCTATAATAGTTGGACAAATAAAATGAAAGGAGTTAACTATAAAAAAACAACTCTTTTCATTGATATAGCTCCAATACCCGAAGAAGATGCTCACAAAAGAGAAGAAGTTCTAAAAATAGCAAAAAGCTACTTTGGAAATGTTATATACAACTTGCCTTCTGAAAGAAACTTTCCTAAAGCTATGGATTGGTGTTGGTCATCAGCAAGCTCAGATTTTTTATTCCACTTAGAAGATGATTGGGAACTAAATAGAGAATTTCATATTAATGATATTTTTTATATTATGGACAAAAAACCATACATACAACAAATTTCTATTAGACATTTAGACCATGATTGGAGAGGCATAACTTTTAGTCCTGGATTACTTAAAAAACATTACTATAAAACCTTTGCTGGCAAATTTATACACAATCAAGACAAAAAAGTATATATGAGCTATCAAGGCAATCCAGAAGCTTTTATGAGACAAATACAATGGGATGTTGGTATAACATTTGAAAATGTTATTCTTTATCCAGAACAACAAGATCAAAGAATAGTAACAGACATTGGAGCTTTATGGAAAAAAGAAAGAGATTTCTTTAAGACAACTTATCTTAGCCAATATTATTCAGAATGAAGATAAAGCAATTCGATTTTATAGTAGCTACACTCCCTTTTCAGGGACAATATGCAATTGCTGAAATATTTAATAAACTAGGCATAGAATGCCATAAACATAAGAGTATAGATGATTGGAGTTTTTCTTGCTCGCATTCTTGCGATGAAAAAACAATTAGCGGAGATGTTTCTTGGTTCGCGGCTCCATATTTAGATCAAATACATAAATCTACAATCATATTACATCAAACAGTAAGTCCTTTAACTGCTTTAGATTACCTTGAAAACTCTCAGATTTTTGATAATTGGGAAACTGATTATTTACATTCTTATAAAAATAATTATTTTACAAATAAATTTGTTAAATATCAGGGAAGAAAATGGAAATGGCCCATTACTAAACAAGAAAAAAGTGAATATTTTTACTTAAAATGGAATGAACTTATAGAAGAAAAAAGCAAAAATCTCAAATACATGAGATTTAAAGCTGAATCTATAAACGAAGAAACTTTAGAACATATTTGTTGGTTTATAGGAGCAAACATTGCATCAGAAAGAATTTCTGATGTGTTTGCTAAATATAGCGTTCCTGCATTTAATGCACCTGATAGAGAATTGTCAAAAGAAATAAAACAAATGGCTATCAAGTATGACTATGATCTGAAATCATAATACCATTAAGGTGATCTATTTCGTGCTGCGCACAACGAGCTTCTAAATCTTTCATATTTTCTTTAATAATTTTGCCATCTATATCTATATAAGTAATAACAATATATTTATTTCTTGTTACTTCAACAGAAATTCCAGGTTCAGATAAACAAGCTTCTTTTTCTGTATAAGGAACACATCCATATATTATTTCTGGATTAATGCATATCTTTGCATTATCTTTATCAGATATTTTCATTACAAACATTCTCCAATCAAGTCCAACCTGATTGGCAGCTAAGCCTATTCCATTGTTATCTTTCATCAAAGAAAGCATACGAATAGCAATCTGCTTTACTTCTTCTGAGTATTTGATATCTATACTCTTTTTTCTAAGAATATCAGCAGGATATTTTACGATTTCAAGGTTTTTTACTTGTTCCATTTTGTTGATTCTGAACAAATCCCCAAAGGCTTTGAGAATGATTTGGCTTTTTGTCAAGACTGTTCTTTAGTATATCCCAATCAATCGTAGAAGGAACGTTGTTTTTTGTGCCATTGATTTTTGATTGGTTAAATCTAAAAGCAGGAACAGTTTCGTTATCTTTTTTATTCATAAAATTCTCCACATATATGTATATATTCGGTTTTATTTAAAAATTTCCTATAGTTTTTCAGGTTTTGATTAACTATAGACATACCTTTTCATTGAAGCGGGGAATGTTACACTTTGGGATATTGCAATGAAGTGTTATTGTAGTATTACTCGTCTTCGCTTTGCTACGACGAGTAAGACTCGTCCATGCTTCGCATGTCCGTGTCAAGTATTTTTATATAATCATTTTTCTTTGCGCCAAAGCGCTGTTCACTGAGCGCGTTCCCCTTTCAGCCGATTTTTCATATTTCAAAGAAAACGAAAAATGAGCTGAAAGTCCATAGATTTTATACTATGGTGCTAAGTTGGTCTTTTGAGGTCGGCGTTAAGACTTAGCTTACATTCAGTCGTACCGTCTGTTTTTGTCTACTCAGCAAATGAAATGGGGTCAAAATAAGCTGAGCAACTATCCCTTTTGAAAAGGGAAGCAGAATATGCAAAACATGCCTTTTGTTTTACATATACCGCCCTTTGCGGGGCAATAAATGGGATTCTTATACAGAGGCTAGAATCGAAGCCTAATCATTTATATGAGCCTAAAAGCCCAAATCAGGAGTGATTAACCTTACAAACTTTATCAAAACAAGAGAAAGGCACACTTGTTTTTGCTTAATGCGTAGTTATCGGTAATATTTATTTAGAAAAATACAATTACACGAAATAAAAAATCCCCAACAAGATGGGGATTTAATTGCTTCTTCGTTATTCGTCTGTGTCTAAGAAATCTTCATCTATTTCTAGATCTTCTATGTCTTCATCTGGATCTTCATCATCAATAAAAAACGCATCTTCTTCTTCTATTTCATCCGTATCCTCTATATCGTCGTCATCAAAATCGTCTTTGCTCATATTTGTTGCCATGTTTTCTCCTTTCTAAAAACATCAAGACTGAGGCCAATCGGAAGAAAGTCTATTGATTTCTCCTTGAATGTTTAAGATAGCTATTTCATTTAGTGGCTGAAAATTTGGTGTTCTAAATACTCTTCCGTCTTTTAGTTTTTTAAAACCTGTAAAAAACTTAATTCTTCCTTCTTTCCATTGCTTATCGTCAAACAATGAAAATTCATGTCGAATAGAGTTTGATGTTTCTATAAATTTTTCTCTAGAAACAGCCATTCTCATAATATCTAAATCTACAATAAGATTAGCTTCAAAATCATGTTCTGGAGGATTTTTGTCATGTTTTGTCCACATGATTAAGTCAAAAATTCTTCCAGCTCTCTCAGCGCTCCATCCCATCTCTAAGAGATCTGAAAATGCATAAGAAGCACTTTTGAATTCGTTATTTGAGCCTATATCCGTTTTATAATAAGAATCGTGATAAAACCATGCAAGTAAAACATCTGAAACAGATCCACACTGGCATTCTTCTTCAATAGTTGCCAGTTTTTGAACGCCTTCAAGAATATGAAATAAATTGTGATAAGTTCTAGGTATTTTTTGTCCATCTTTTTCAGCTACTGGTTCTTCGTAACAGAGCATCAATTTTTCAAAAAATGGAGAAGTATCAATCATCTCTCTAATTAGAAAGTTCTGATTTATTATTCTATTATATACGTTAAATAGAAAAATATTTGTGTTTGGGTTTTTGATTAATGTTTTTTCTTGCTGAGGCAATACCTGTGTCATTTGATTCCTCTTTTTATAATACAGTCTGCTACTATTCCTGGAACATATTGTTTGATTTCATTTTCCCATCCGTTATATCCAACAAGAGATTTCACAAAGCTACTTGAAATAATAGATAGATCAGATGGAGGGGTCAAAATAATCGTTTCAAGAGAAAAACCTCGTTTTTTAGCCATTTGACGATTTATCTCTGCCATTTTAGCTTCTGCGTAAAAATCTTCACCATTTCTAGCTCCGCGAACCAGATGGGTTATGCCTTCTTGTTGAGCAAAATCTACAAGATACATTGAACCAATTGAAACTACTGGAATGTCTTTTGAAATACAATTTCCAGCAAGATATATTCTTTCATCCATAGTGAAAGTATACTTTCCTCTTTTTAGAGGATTTTCTGCAACAGCAACAACAAAATCCTTAAATATATTTATTCCCTGGTTTATAACCCAAATATGACCATTCGTAATAGGGTCAAGGCTTGCTGCATATGCTGCTTTTGTTTGGCTCATGATCAATTCTAGTCAAAGTATTTTCACAAAAAAGATTCTGTATCATTTTCTTCTTTAGAAAGAATACCGCTAAAACAAATAACACTAGCATCTATAAAATTTTGACTACAATTATAGTATGCTTTAGCAACAACTTTTGTAGAACCAGTAAGCCATCTGTAGGTTTCAACTAAAAATTTGATAGATTGATTCAATTCGTCTTCAGAGTACATCCTGGTAATTTTTAATTTGATTACTTTATCTTTAAAGTCATTAGCGATATGCTTGCATTTGAATTCTTCATTTTTTGGTAAAAGCATCAACGCATCTTTGTTTATACTATCTAAATAGCAAATTCGTGACTGAAAATCAAAAACATCTTCTTTGTGAATTTCGCAAGAAGGTGTAACTGAGGGTTCAGCTTCTAATTCTTCTACTAAAGTTTGCCACGATTCATCAATCGAAGGTTTTACTGGATCGCAAGATAGTGTCTTTATTTTTAGTTCATGAATCTTTTCGTGCTTTGCTTTTCTATTTGTTCCTGCAATAGCAAAAAATCTTTTTTGATCTTTATCTATATAACGATAAACATATACTTTTATTTCAGGATAAACCTGTTTCATTTCTTTAGAAAGTTCACAAATAAGATTTTTTATCCTATTTACAAGAGTTTCTTTATCCGGGCATAATACAAAAGGGGCGAAAAACGTTCCCGCAGTACATTGTGTATTTGAAATAACTGAAACGTTATTATCTTCATACAAAATACCAATAAAAATGGTGTCAAAATTAAAAGGTATTTTTTGAACTCCATCATCCATTGAATCTACATCAATAAAGATTTGTTCATATTTTATATTTCCAAAACTATTATAGTTAGGAGCAAACATTTTATTATTCCATGACGTTATTGGCATATTTCTCTTTATATGCGACCGTAATCGTTTAATTCAACTTCGTCAATGTTATTACTTACACTCTTTCCACAAATCGCAAGAAAAACACACAAAGACCTGACAAATAAATATTTTGAGGAATCTTCTGCGTACATAGTAAAAATCTCTAATCTATTATTTCCAGATGATAGATATATTTTTTCTTCAAAAATATCAACACTTAGGTTATTGTGTGAAAAAATGAAATCTCTTATAACAGAAACCCGTTGTTCGTCTAAATCTAAATCAGTTTCTACTCTTTTGTCAATAGATTCTAATCCAGCCTTAACTATTTCTTGCATTCCTTTAGCGTCAAACAAAGAAACGCCAATCAAAAACACTAAAGGCTTATTATACACAGAATTTTCTGTGTATATTTTTGTAACCATGTTTTTCCTAATTGACTTAAGTTGAAAACAATTTACTTGGCAAATAGTATCCTTGCATCTAAGAATAAATTTATTCAAACGAGAAAATATTTTGTCTATATTTGTGGGAATATTTTCTTCTATCATTTTTAGTCTACTAGGGGTTGTCCTTTGATTATTGGGATATCGTACAGACAATCGTTTCCATAGGCTTCTCTCACGTGATCAATCATTATTCCACTATGACTTGTCACAATAAATTGCTTATTAGGAAATGATTGTATTAATTTATCAATCATTTTTTTATGTCTTTTAAAATAAACGTGCATTTCAATATTATCAACCATTACAATATCGCTTTTATCAATTACTGTTGGATCGCATAGACTCCTTAAAAGAGTCGCAATCTTTTTTTCACCAGCACTCATTGATTTATAATGAACTTTAACTTCGCCTTTTTCGATAATAAAATCCTGGTAAAAAGATTCTTTATCTTCTTTTATTTTAGCAGTAGCAGTTTCGTATACTTCTTGCCTTGTTAAGGTTTGAGTAATCCCGCTTTCTTTAATTTTATCTTTATTTTCAGCATATATTCTAAGAGTTTCTTTAAGGGATTGATTTCCTCCAAGAACTCCGTCAGATGAAACAGCTTTCTCTACATAACATTTATAACCATAAATAGTCGTTGCTAAATCTAGAAAAAGATCTATTCTTTCTGCTGGTATTTGAAATTTACTCATACTAATTGGATGGTCAGCATCAATAAAAACGCAATTATCTTGCCCTCTATCAAATAAGTCATTTCTAATTACATCATCATCTTTTACATGGATTATAAGATCTTTTTCTCCATCAAAAAAAGTTCCTATTATTTCCATTTCGTCTTGATATTTTGTAAAGCCAGAATAATTGGGATCATAGTCTGGGTGGAATTGCATCTTACGAAGAAGTAGATTTGTTTCAGACTTATCTCCTCTTTTTGCATAAGCTTTTGCTCTAGAAAGAACTGCTATGGCATTTAGTCCAGTGCTTTTTCCGCAACCATTAGGACCAAAAAACATATTTAATGGTTTGAATAAGTTTCCTTCTCTTGTAAAATCAAATAGACTTTCGTCTTTGAAACCTGCATAATTTTTTAGCATCAACGTTTTTATCTTAAGCATAAAATCCTCCTGACATTCCTTGTATCGGCAATGTCAAGAGGATACTTTGTAATTTGCTATTTGTTTATTTCTTCTTAGCGACTTTCTTGGTAGTTTTTGTTTTTTGAACCTCTTGTTTTTGATACCAACCCATTTGATTTAGTATAACAGTCGGCTCAATGGGATTTTCATCGTCTTCAATTCCAATAAATATAAATGCAAACCTTTTGTCTTTTGGAGCTTTGAATGTTGCATTCATGCCTCCTCCAAGCATATTAGTGATTGATGTAGTTGAAA